TAGCAAAGATATTTAATCAAAAAGATTCATTGTCTTATCTAAATATAGAGGATTATCATTATGGTAGAATTTCATTAATGTTATTATTAGACTATATAGAAATGCATAATCCAGAATTATTAAAAAATCTTACAAATATACAAAATTATGTAGATAATAAATATTTGCATCTTGGTAATAATGCATTAAGTCAGTTGCATGTTTTATCTAATGAAGGATATCAAAATAAAATAGGTAATAGATATAAATCATTGTATGATGTAGTTAATTTTACAGGAACGAGTATGGGAAGAAGACGATTAAAAAGAGAACTAGCACATCCATTAGTTAATACAAAAGATATTCAAAATAGATATGATTTAATTCTAAAGTTTAAAAATATAACAGAAGAAATTAAAGAAGAACTACAGTATATCAATGATATAGAAAAGATGCATAAAAAGTTCATGGTTGGAGAATTACATCCATTAGAATTATACAAGTGGATAATAAGTTATGAACGAATTATTAAATTAGAAAATAAATTAAAAAATATCTATCCTTTATCATCAGTAAATATTGAAGATATTTATAAAACATTAATTAAAACTTTTGATATAGATAAGCTTCCCTTATACAACATCACGCAAATTAAAGAGAATATTTTCAGACCAAAAATCAACGAAGAATTAGATAAAATTCAAACAAAAATAGATGGAAATCGGGAAATATTAAAGAAAGTTGCAAATTTCGTGGAAAACTTTGAAGTAAATAATATAGTAAAGAAGGCAGCGGGATGTAGGGTAGAATTTAATGAGCGAGACGGTTATCATTTAATTACCACTAAAAAAAGATGGGCATCAATAGAGAAAGAGATTAGAAAATCAACATTAGACAATATTAAAATGGATGAATTAGTAGGAAAGGAGAATTCGGTAAGCGGGACCAAAATATTTTCAGAACAATTGAAGAAGATATCAGATGAATTAATTAAAAATGAATCAATAATTTGTGATAAGATGCAAGAAGCTTATGTGCAGTTTAGTATTGATTTTTGTAATAAATATAAGATGAAATTAAATAATGTAATTAGTTGGATTTCATATGTAGATTTTATTTATAGTGGTGCACAATGCATGAATAAATATAGATATACTACTCCAAATATTAAAGAAGATTCAACATCCTGGTTTTCATGCAAACAAATTCGTCATCCTATTGTAGAACGTATATCTGAAAATTATATTCCATTTGATATGTCATTAGGTCAAGAATATACAGGTATTACATTATTTGGTTTAAATAGTGCGGGTAAATCTACATTACAGAAGAGTGTTGGATTAAATATTATTCTTGCACAAATGGGATATCCTGTAGCATGTACAGATTTAACGTATTCACCATATCATTCTTTATTTACTAGAATATCAGGTAACGATAATTTGTTCAAAGGTTTATCATCTTTTACAGTTGAGATGTTAGAGATTAGAAATATATTAAAAAGAACAAATGAAAGATCTTTGATTATAGCGGATGAGGTATGTAGAGGAACAGAATATGAATCAGGATTAATTATAGTATTAACGATGATTAAATTATTATCGGATAAGAGAGCAAATTTTATTACAGCATCACATTTGCACGAGTTAGTTAAGACTAAGCAATACAAAGAATTAAAGAATATAAGATCATTTCATATTAAAATTAGTTATGATGAGAAAACGAATGTTATTCGATATGATAGAGAATTATGTGAAGGTTCAGGAGATAATTTTTATGGATTATTAGTAGCCAAATCATTAATAGATGACAGAGAATTTTTACAGATATCAAATGATATTAAAAAAGAAATGGTTGATACTAAAACAGATGTTAGTTTATATAATAGTAAGATTATTAAAGATGAATGTCAAATCTGTCATAGAAAAGTGAAAGAGAATGAAGTTTCATTAGAGACGCATCATATAGTATTTCAAAAGGATACGACAACAGAAGGATTAATAAATGAATACAAACATAAGAACCATGAGAGTAATTTAATGGTTATTTGTCAGAAATGTCATGATGATGTAGATAGAGGTAAAATAAATATAATTAAAAAGGTAGAAACAAGTAAAGGACACGAATTAATAATAGAAAATAAGCCTGTATTAATAGAAAAAGAAGAAGAATCAGATATAAATAAATTAATAAAAGAATTGCATAGTAAGAAATTATCACATAAATTAATACAAGAAAGGTTATCTAAAAACAATATTAGACTAAGTTTAGCTAAAATTAATAAAATAATTAATTTTTAATATGAGAAGCATCAGTTGCAAATTTATCAGCCATCATATTACCATACCACATTTTCCAATCTAATGTAGTTTTATCATCAGGTTCATCTTTATGCGAATTAACATGTTTAAAGATGGGTTTAACTTTTTTATATTTATCACGAATTTCAACCAATAATTCTTTATTATCTACTGGTTTCTTATTGCTTTTAAGCCAACCGTTCTTTTCCCATGTAGGAATCCAGTCAATACAGCTATTATAGAGGTATTTACTATCTGTTACCATATAGATTTTAGTATAAACTCCTTCTTTTAGGTCTTTTTCAAGGATGGTAAGGGCTTCAAGACAGGCCATTAATTCGGCGGTATTATTAGTTATTTTGGGATATTCTAGATATTTACTAACATTACGGGGGTCATTATCCCCAAAAAATACGCCGTAACCAGCGGCTTTATTGGTCTTAGATTGGTTATTAAGGCAAGAGCCATCTATAAAGACCCAAATAGTATTTTCATCAGCCATATATAGTAAAAATTGAAAAAATATTGACTTATCGGTCTTATTATTAGACTATAGCTAGTATATATCAATTTTTAATCTATTATGTCAAAAGCTCCAACTGTTTGGGATCTTAAACCAAAAAAGAAAACTAATAGAAAGATTACCACAACATTATTTGATATTAATAATAATGATAATAATGATAATAATAAAAATAATCGTCAAAAACCTTATAATAGAACACCAAAATATAAACCTATGAAATATACAAATTCAAATTTAAATCATGCAGATGAAATACGTACATTCGGGTTTATTAGTCTATAATTATTACCACTTTAGTGTGGTAGTAAAAAAATTAAGTATCATAGGATCCCATTTTTCTTTGTTAACATCTGGTTTTTCATATGTTAATTTGAAGTTTAAACTACCATCTTTATTAAAATACTTTTTAATAGGTGATTTTTGAATTTTTTCCATGGGAGGTTTTCCTATAATCTCAATAATGTGATATAAATGGACCAAATCAGTTGGTAATTTACCAGTTGCATGCGGATTAAACATTACTTTATCTTCAACTAATTCATAATACATTGTAGCTACTGACCAAAAATCAACAGTGCAATCATATGGTAATTGCATTAGAACATTAGGTGCTCTATAATATCTAGTTTGAATACAAGGGAAACGTTTTTCAGATTTCATTTGGTCAAGTGAATGAACGGTGCCTAAATCAGCAATTTTAAAAGTACATTGTAATAATTCTTCTTCAGTATAATTTAAATTATCTAAATTTTCATATATTTCTTCAATATCTAATATATCAGCTAGTTCATCTATTATTTTCTTTAAAATTTTTCTTTTACCAAGTCTAAATTTATTTTTTTCACGTTTATTTGTCATATCAAATTTTTGTCTGTAAAGTTCAATTTGTTTATCATAAACCTCTTTAAATTTAATTTTTTCTAATTTATCTTTTATCATTTTTAATCGCTTATCATTACCACATACTAAAATATTTTCAGGTTTAATATCAGTATGAATTAAATTATGAGCATGTAGAAAACTTAAACCTTCAGTAATATTTTCATGTAATTTTCTCATTATAGCAGGTGGGTATCCTTTATTAGATTCTCTATACTTTTTTAAGAAATAATAAGCACTATCAATAGCTAATTCTAAAACCATGCATAAGTAAGTTTTTTTATCACGAGTATATTCAAAAGATTCAATTAATTTAATTAGACAATTTGTAGGAAATTTAGAAACAACTTCTAAACAATTTATTTCAATAACACCTGCGTCATAGCAATCTTCATTTTGAATCTTTAATGCAAAAAACTCATTCTTACTAATTTGATATACTAACCAAACAGTAGAATATGCACCTGAACCTAATTTATATAGAACTAAATAATCATTATGTAATACTTCAAATTCAAAATCTTCTTCTACAGTTGATTGAGAATTAGTAGAACCAGAACAGCTAGACTCTTCAAATTCAATTGATTTTTCTTTTTTATTTCTAGGCATATTATTATTATTAATTTTTAATAATAGTATAACCGCAATTTTTCAATCTTTCATATAATCAATTAATTCTTGATTGATAGATTCATCTGTTATTGTATTAGATGGTGTACTATTTACAGGTACACATAATCCATTCATTGTATCATAATATGGTGCATCTTCAGGGCAAATTTGTTTTGCTAAATAAACAGGATATGATCTATCATAGATAAATCCGCCATATGGTAAATGATTAGATGCATCAAAAATATAATTACCAGTTGCACCTACATGAGAATTAATAGTATTATCATTATAAATAATATTACCATAATCACTGGGACCAGTATATTGAGAAACACTCCAATCAAGTTTTTCAGTAGGAACAGTTAATTCTTCATCTTCTCTACCAGCATTATAATTATTATCTTCTTTACCTGTTATATTATAGGTAGTAGTATCTACTTTTTGATTATTTGGAACAAATGTACCTAAAGTTTGTTCTCGAGTGTAATTACCGTAATCTAAATGTTCTTTAAATGAGTCAAAACAATAAAACATAATAGTTATAAATAAAACGATACTTATAAAAATGTAAAAATAATAGTCATCCATATATTATTTACTTATAAATTTTTTTGAACTTAAAATTCTCCAAAAAATCCAACTGTCTTAATTTTTTGATAAATAGATTCTATAATAGGAATTTGTTGAGATGTTGTAAATGTACATGAAAGAATAACTCTTCTTTGATTTCTACATAATTTTTTACCTTTGTGAAATACTTTATCCCCTTCAAATAATAATGAATTTCCATCATTTAATACTACTGTTTCTACTTTTCCATCAGCATTTATATATTGATAATTACTACAGGTTTCTTTAAATGTTACTGGTAATAAAAAGGTAAAATATCTTCCATCATAATGATTAGTATCAAAATGCCAGTCAATAAAATCACCTTCTTGGTCGTATACAATTAAACATAAACTATTTGGTTCGGATAATGGTGTAGTCATTACTTTTTCACCTATAATTTCAGAAATAACAGGACATAATGATTTATACCATTTAATAATATTAGGGAATGCAATTTTTAAATATTTCATACTGATAGCAGTTTGACGTTTTTGAGGTATATTAATTCTTTTACCATATTTATAAGATATATCTAATAATGGTTCAATATATTCATCAGGAATACTAATATTTAATTTTTTAATATAACAAAATTCATCAGGTGATGTATTTTTACATTTTTTAAGATAATTTTGATAGTGTGTAGTTCTATACATAAATGTTCCAGAAATATATGCAATTAAAGAAAAAAACATAAATGTTCCTATTAATAATAATGGTAATAATCGATATGGTACAAATAGTTCATTTTTAAAATTAGGTACAAATATATAGTATAAAAATATGATTGATATTATAAATATAGATTCTGTATTCATAATATAATATTTTATTTTTTTGTTAAATTATACCATTCTTGTTTTCTTTCTTGAAAATCAACAATAGGTTTAATATATACATTTTTATATTTTTCATATGATTTATACCAATTTGCTACATCTCTATCAGGTACATCTTTTAATTCTGGAATATACTTTCTTATAAATTCTAAATGAATATCCCATTTCTTAAAATTTGTTGGATCATATAATCTACCACTCATTGTTCCACCTTTACCAAAACGATATCCTGGTGGATCATATGGTCCTAATGTATTATTCCAATTACCAAAATTATTCGCATAACAACAATCAATTAACATTTTAGAAAATTGGACTTGACCACCCCAAACTGGACTAAACGGATTTTGATGCAACACTTTAATTGCAAAATTAGATACATATAATCTTAATCTATTATGCATGTAACCTGTTTGAATTAATTGACGAACTCCAGCATCTATAATAGGAAATCCAGTATTGCCTGACCAAAGTGCTTTTGCTTCTGAAACATTATTTTTCCACTTAACATGTGGGAAAAATTCATCAGTAAAACTATAACCTACATGATTAAATCGTGCCAAAATAAAATGAAATTGTCTCCAATATAATTGTCGGATAAGAGCAGTTAATTTATGTTTCTTCATATTATTATAAACTTCAACAATACTAACACAACCAAATTTTAAATAGGTAGACAAGAAAGTAGTATTATAAGTTAGATTATCACGTTCAGCTTCATAATCTTTGAACTTACCCATATTTTTTAATATTTTTAAAGCTTCTTTCCTACCACCATGCACAAGATTTGTAAGAGATTTATTATAGAAATGATGAATATCTTTTTTATATGTCATTTCATGAAGTTTACTATCAGTGGTAAAATTAGAAGGTTTTGAAACTTCTTCTCTAATTTTTTGTTCAATACCATTTTTATAGAAAGCACCAAAAACTTTATAAATATTCTTTTTATTTAGATATAATTCCATTTTGTTTAAGCAATTATCATCCATATTTTTAATTAATTGAACATCATACTTTTTAATAACTTCATCCATAAGTTTATCTCTTTTGAGTGAATATTCACTAAAATCAGCATTATAACTTACATGGGTAGGTTTAACAATCTTAATTATTTTTTCTAAGACATGGTCAGGTTGACCATAAAAGTATTGTAATTTATTACCAAGTTCTTTATTTAAGTCATCTAAAGATTCAATCATGATTTTAACAGCAGGATCAGAACGATAGTGTGCATTTTCGGATGTATGGTCAATTTGAAAGGGGTCAAAAATAAAAATTGGTATAATCTTTTTTACTTTTTTGGATAAGTCGTGTAAAGCAACATTATCCGATAATCGCAAGTCTCTTCTAAAAATATGTATTCCACTCATATTTTTAAATATTAAATTAATTTTAAATTCGTTTTTAAATAATTGTTAATTTTGTTTAAATCCGTTTGTGTAGGTATACTACTACCATTCTCATATGATTTGTAAATATTAGCAGGCATATTTATTGCATGTGCTAACTGGTCTTGTTTCATACCTTTTGCTACTCTGGCTTGAATTAAAGTTTGACGAGAAGGTGCATCTAATTTTTTAAATTTTACTACATCAGCAGATTCAAGTTTATGAACTCTATTTAAATTATCTTTTGATTCTTGACTCAAACCATTTGAATTAGCTGTAGTTGTTTTAGGTTTACTACTTCTAATGGTAACAGTTTCCCAATCTTGGTTGTTGTTATATCTTTCATCATCGCTCATAACTACTATTTAGTTTTTTCTTTAAATTATTTCTTGTAATTCATACAATTTGTTCTGAGAGTATCAAAGTCTTTTGACATCATTTCAATACATTTAATATTAGCAGCTTGATTAAGTGGTTTTAAGACTAAGTAACTTAGGAATAAAAATTCTTTTTTACCAGAACCTTTTGCACGAATTAAACCCCAACCGGCACTTTTTTCATTTACAACCTTACGATAATCAAATCTGACATAAACATTTTGACCATTTTCATCCTTTACAATATTAGAATAATAATTCTTACTCCTTTCGTTAGACCAACAAAGTTTTAAACTTGCATCTAAACCAGATAATAAAGTTGGTAATCCAGCAATATTACCTGTTGATATAGCAATAATTTGCATAACATCACTGACTAACTTTTGAATATCTACGCTAATATCGACAGATGTTTTTGCACGTTCTAATTCATCATATCGTTGGTCAGCCCATTGAGGAACTTTATCTGCATTTAATGCTTCACGTTCAGCTATAATACGTGCTTCTTCTAATTTTAATTTATATTCTCTATCTTGTAATTCAAGTAATTTTTCATTTGCAGCTTGTTCTGCTTTATCTGCAGCTTCTTTTGCTTTATCAACTGCTTCAAATTCAATTTGGTAAATTTTTGCTAAATTTCCAGTGTGACTATATGTATTTCTTTTATCAAGATCATTACAAGGTATTTGACGATTTTTATAACCAACTGCATCTGTTAAATAATTATGTCTTCTCAAATAATTATGACCTCCATTAGTACAACCATTACATGTATATTCATCATAATAAATTCCATGAATATATCCATTTGTTGTATGTAATACACTGTTTGTATCTAAACAACCTAAGCATTTAATATGTTTCATACATGCTCTTGCTTTTCTGACAGCATCTGGTGCAAAGCTTTCATATTTTTTAAAATCATTTTCCATCAATTGAAGCATAAATTCTTTAATTTGTTTTTTTACTTCATCCATCTTATATTATTTTAGATTATAAAAAAATATTAATATATAGACTAATTGAAATGCAGATTAATAAAGATATCCAACGAATACTAGCAAATTGCACAAAGTCAGTTTCTAATTTACAAAAAATCCATAGTATTAATTATACACATTTATTACCCAAGTCAGTTAACTTGTTTAAGAGAACAGAAAAGTTTCAGAAGAATGGAGTTTCATATGATTTATATGGATGGAAAGATGATGTTTTAGTTGATATATATCCAACCTATGATAATATTATATTAAAAGAAGATTTACCTAAATCATGGATAACATATATTAATTCAGTGATAGGTGCTACCAAAATAAATAAGTTTTCATTGATAATTTATAGTAAAAAACATAAGAAATACACAAATGTCATACATTTCAGTAACCAAGAACCAATAAATATAAAAGATACATATGAAGTAACGGAAGAATGGGTAAGAGCAACTGCAAATAAAAATTATATATTAGAAGATACAATTCATGATATAGTAGGTAAAAAGCGTAAACGCAGTGAAGAATCAGATGAAATTGGAGAAGACGAAGAGGAAATTATAGAGAGAATGAATATGGGAAATGATTTTGAGAGACATATTATTCATAGGATAATCGAAAATCATTATTTAAATTTTACAAAGATAGCTGAGAGTTATGAAGCAAAAGAATTAGAAAAATATAAAGCTACATTAAAGGAAATGAAACGAGGTATGCCTATTATACATCAAGCAGTATTACATAATCCAATATCAAAAGAATATGGATGTGTTGATTTATTAGTAAGAAGTGATTATATAAATAAATTATGTAAGATGGAATATCCTTATCATTTTACAAGTGGAACAAAAATAGATAAACCACATTATGTGATAGTTGATATTAAATGGCATAAATTACAATTAAATGTGGATAAGACAACGGTAAGAAATGAGGGAATGGTGGAAACATTCAAAGCACAATTATGTGTATACAATAATGCATTAGGATATATGCAAGGATATTTACCGAATAATGCATATATATTAGGAAGAGGATGGAAACAAACGAGAATGGAGAAGGGAGAAACTATTACAGAAGGTAATCAGGATCCATTTGATAAATTAGGAGCAATTGAATTCAAAGAAAGAGATAGTAATATTACAATAAAAACAGAAGAAGCTAGAAAATGGTTAGCTGAAGTAAAAGATAAAGATTTTGATGTAAAAAATCCAGTATATAATCATTCGCATCCGAATATGAGTAATAGTTATGATTATCCAAATAAAAAATTAAAAGTAGATATTGCAGAAGAAAAGAATGAATTAACAATGATTGCACATGTAAGTCCTAAGCATAGAGAAACAGCAAAAGAAAATGGGATTACATGTTATTCAGATCCAAATATATCAGCGGAAAAATTAGGAATCAAAGGTAAAACAGGAGAAGTAGTGGATGCTTTATTAGAAAATCAGAAGATGGTATGTGCAATTAAAGGAAATTATAAAATACCAGATCAATTAGATGTAGAAATATTTATAGATTTTGAATATATGTTTTGTTTTAATGAAGAAGAGAATATACCATATTTATGTGGAATAGGATGGGTGAAAGATGGTAAATGGGAATTTGAATATGTATTATTAGAAAGTTTAACAATGGAATCAAGAAGAAAGATGTGTGAAGATATTATTAATTTGATTAAGAAAGTAAATAGTAAAAGAATTTTTACGTGGTCAGATGTGGATAAAAGATTATTAATGAAATTATGTAAAAAGTTTGAATTAGATAATGAAAAATATTTAGAAAAATTAGAATGGATAGATGCATATAAATTTTGTATGAATAATAAAATTAATTTTAAGGGAGCAAGACGATATGGATTGAAAGAAATAGGACGAGTAATGAAATTAAATGAATTAACAGATTTATCATGGGATAATAATTTAGTAGGGTCATCATCAGGAGTGAGAAAATATTATTATAATAATGAAAAATGGGATTCATCTAAAGTAATAAAATATAATGAAGTTGATTGTAAGATGGTTTCAGAAGTTATTCGTAATTTGAGAAAATATAAAAATTAATATATTTATAATGTATATGAACCCAGAAAAAATCTTATTAACAAATGTGGATATAGCAGCACCAGTAAAATTACTATGGTTAAGATTATTAGAAAAGGAAAAGTATTTAATAGAACAAAATAAATTAAATACATTTGTAATCAATAATACACAAACACAAGATCTTAAATTTGATGTAATAAATTATATAAATTATACATGGGAACAAATAAGATATTATAATGTTTCAAATGAAGTAACAGAATTATTTAAAAGTAAATTAACGGATATATATAATTTAGTATAAACTCGCTTCGCTCCTCTCACTACGTTCGTTTTTACACTAATCGTGTAAAATTCGCTAACGCTCAGTTTGCTACGCAAACATTTAAGGATTAAAAAATTATTAATATAATTTTTTAAATTAAATAGAAAAATCATTATTGTTAACGAAGTTAACTGAGCGTAGCGAATTTTATGCGAGTAGCATAAAAACGAGTGAAACGAGACGCAGCGAAGCGAAGTTTATTTAACAAGTCTATAAATAATAACAACAGCAATTAAAATACCAGCTACCATCATTAATTTATTATTATCTGATAATGTACTATCAGTTAATGAACCAATGAGAGGTACTTGGGAAAGAGCCATAGAAACATCAAGAGGATGGTAGATAGGTGATAATGTGTATAAATAAAATACACCTGCAGTAATAACAACAAATAATACGATGTTATCTAAGAAAGAACTAACACTAAAATGTTCGATAACTCTAACTTTTTTAGAATTACCAAAATGTTCTTTGGATGCAATAAATTTAGCTAAATTTGATGAAGGTTTATTTTTAGGACCAATTTTAGATTTGTTAATATTTGTAAATGATTCACCTAATGGTGCTGGTTGTGATTGAGGAGTAGGTTGAGGAATTGGTTGCATTTGAGGTACAGGTAATCCAGCAGAAGTAGATACATCAGAATTTACATCATTAACGCTGAGAGTATTTTGACTTTCTTGAACGAGAGTAGTAGGAGCATCAATATCTGCACCAACAACATAAGATGAAACAGGCATTGCATTAGATTGATTTACAACAGGGAGAACAGGTGTACCACTTAATTGTGGTTGTTCATTTGTAGTGACAGGATTTGTAGTAGGACCAAGTTGTTGTGCTAAAATAGTATCGACTTCAACAAATCTAGGTTGAGCAGTAAATACGGCCATTGGTGGTTCAGTAAAATCAATATCAGCCATATAGGTATTATTTGAAGAATAAGGAATAGGTTCAGGGCAAGATTCTGCACTTGATGGAGCTGACATCGTTAATATATATATATGAAGAAATTATTATAAATGAAATTATTTAGTGAATTAATTTAAAGAATTTATCTAAAGATTTTTGAAAGTCATTGTTAAACATTAAATATGGAATTATAAATCCAGGAGTAATTTTATGATTGGTTTTTAATATATTATTCTTAATATTATCTAATTGTTTTAAATCTTGAACATATTTTCCAATCATTTCCATTACATAGTCAACATGAATATCCATATGATAGTGATGATGAATATGAAAATTTTCTGCAAATTTATCAGGAATATTAGATAATTCGTTAAATGTGAAAATGAATAAATGATTTTTATTACTTTTAGTTACAAAATCGGAAATTAGGTTATAAACATTTTTATTTTTATTATACATCTCATTGAAATCAATATTGTTAAAAAATACAATTACACGCTCTGGGAATTTCATTTCAATATCATGAAAAAATCGGTATACCATATCTTCGCAATAATTACTAGTAGGAAAGTGAATCAAACCATATTGATATTCAGTGGTAATTGCTTCGATAAGAGTTGACTTACCAATACCTTCTTTACCTGAAAGAATAAAGCGGTGAGAACGGGGAACGTTATTTTTGTCAAAAGTTTCTGAATGCACATGATAATCTTCAATCGTATCAATCATTTTATTTTTTAATGTACTATCCATATAAACATTGTCAAATGTACGTTTAAAAGGTAAGCTTTTATAATAGGTAAGTTTACTATGTTCTTTATCATAGTATGAATAATAATGGATATTAGTATCAATTTCATTATCAAAATATATCATGTAAATTGCTATAAAAATAGCAACAGGTACAAGACCAACAATTAAAGTTATAAAAAATGCTTCAAGAGGAGTTAATCCTACTGCCATGTGTTCAATAAACTTCATCATTTTATCACTTATTTATTTGAATAAAGTAGAATATAATTAAATAAACAAAATATCAATTTTTTATAATACTATAATATGAAGATAGATTCCTCTTGGAAACCAATATTACATTCTAAATTGTATAAAGAAATTATAGAATATTTAAAAGAAGAAAAATACATACCAGATAAAATATCATTATTGAAACCATTTACATATTTTAAACCATCAGAATTAAGAGTAGTTATATTAGGTCAAGCACCATATTCTAGAATTAGTTCAGCAACAGGTTTAGCATTCTCAGTACCAAAAACAGAAAAGATACCTGAAACGTTAAAGAATATGTTCAAAGAAATTAATAATGAATATGATAACAAGTATAAATTTGTAAATGGAGATTTAACAAAATGGTCATCAAGAGAAAAAATATTATTATTAAATACAGCACTGACGACAGTTGAAGGAGATTATAATAAACATTATAAAGTATGGCAAGAATATACGGATATAGTAATACAAGAGATATCAAAAAATACAAAGGGAGTTTGTTTTGTATTATTAGGAAACAATGCAAAAAGCAAAAGAAAATTAATAGATGAATCAAAACATACAGTAATAGAATCAATACATCCATCACCACAAATAGCACATCAAGGATTTTTTGGTAAAAATTTATTTAAAAATATAGAAAAATGTGCAGGAGAAATTAATTGGCAAAATTAATAAATTGGTTTTTCTCTGAACCATATATTTACAGCATATTTTTTATTATTACCAATAATTTCTTCACCTGCATGTAAAGTATCATAATCAACATCACCATCTTTCATATTTTCGAAATAAATAGCATCACCAGCTTTTGGTTTAATTCTTAAATTTAGTTTTGGAAAATAAGTATTACCACCTGCATTATCAGGTAAATCATTTAAATATAATAATACCGTTTTATTTCTATTACCTTTAACTATTTCTGTAGAATCACCACTGAAGAAATCATAATGTGGACTATATTTTTGACCAGAATCATATACAGCAATTTGCATTGGTTCTAAATGTTTAGTAGATAAACCAACGTATTCACATGCACGATTTTCTAAAGCAGTAATAATTTCATCAGTACTCTTACCTATGTGAGCAGATTCAGAAGTTCTAACATCTTTTAAGATAGCATTAGGATTATGACGGGTATCAATGGTAGATGGTTTTTTTAATTCATCAGCAAGAGATATTAAATGGTTTATTTGATTTTCATCAGTTAAAAAATTATGAATGTATATAATTTTTGGATCTTCGCTTAATATATCTTCTTGATATTTTGTAGATTTAATATATTTTGAAACACTTTTTTTCTTATTAGGATTAGTGAAGTATTGAGAATTATTCCATAATTGGATAGCAATAAATATTACTAATGTAGAAATTAATAGTATTAAAATTAATTTTTTCATACTATCTATTAATATTTTTTTTAATTATTTAAACCTAAAACTTCACGCATATATTTAGAATAAGGGTTATCTAATACATCAGGATTATTACCATTTTCTTTTAATAATTTAATACATAATTTAATATATTTCAATTCATATTCATCTCTATTTTCTAATATTTTAATAGGACTAGGCATATCATAACCTTGATATGTTTTTAATGCTTTAATAAAATATTCCTTCATAATAGTTGTTACACGTGGATCAGTATCATTTTGTTTCTTTTCTAATTCAACTTCTTCATTTAATCTCTTCATAATTTTTGGTCTTACAATAAGACGTTCTTCTCTTTTTTTATTAATATTTTCATGTAATTTATTAAGTAATTCTTGTCTGTTTGGTTTATTATTATTTAATTGACTTTGTAAAGTTTTATCAGAATTCATTTATTAATATAATATGATTTTTTTAAATATATTCAAAATAAACGATAAAAATTAATTTATATTTTATTATTAATGGAAAATATAAATAATATTAGAGTAAATTTTAATAATAGTAATGAAGAAACACCTTTTACATCTAATTTTGTTATATATATTGAATCAACAGTGAATAGTATTTTTCCAATATTAGACACTAATGAAAAATCAATAATTAATAAAATGGTAATGTCATTAGTAACGTTAATTTTTTTTAGATTTAATTTTGAATCAGAAAATGCATACTATCTTAAATTAAAAGATAATAATAACCAAGATTTAGTAATGATAATTTTATTATTAATTCCATATATTGAAGATAAAAATAATTATATGATTCATCATAGTTTACAAAAATTAACTGACATAGGAATGAATAAAAATACAAATATTCAATATGATAGAAGTTTTTTTAATGAAAAAAGGGAGAAAGATTATGAATGGAATTTAATGGATATATATAATAATTATATTACAGTATATCATACTATATATAGATGCGCACATCACATGTATTGCAATTGGATAAATATCATACCATTAACATTAGATGATTATAGGTCATCATATATTTATCAAGAAACTGTAAAAAAGCAAAATATAATAGATAACATAAGAATTAATTCAGCAAATATAAATACATTCAAACCGTCATTAACATATGGAGGATTAGATATTAGAGATTATTATCATGTATTTATCAACGATTTATATTTAGAGATTTTACCTTATAAGTGGTTATTATATGAAAAATATGATACAGATAGAAATAAAGATGTAATGTACATTGAAGAAATTTTTAATTTTTTTGGATATATATTTACAGCAGATGAATATGAAAATAATAAGTTAATGTTTATAAATAAATGGTCAAGTTTTGTAGAATTATCAAAAACGAATAATTTTTACAAAGACATATTGTATCAATTATTAAATCATTTTGATTTTAAGGCGATTACTTATTTAACTGTAGAAGATAGAAAAAATTTTAAACAAGTAAATTCAGTAAAAGAAGAAAATAAAATATATGAAAGAGATGATAATTATATACCAATCGACAAAGAAGAAAAATACAATAAATTAATTGAAAATTATAATAAAATGGATAATATTCAAAATATATATGAATATCTAAAAGATACAATTTATCAGTTATCATTTACATGGTATGGAAAATTAATGTTTCCTGATCAAAAATTTAAAAGTATTGTATTATTAAAAGATGTTGAATTTAATAAAGAAAAGATATTTAATAAAACAATTATAGCTAATTCAACGTTAAGTTATAAAAATATATATAATTTTGCAAAAAGCATATTAATAAATGATAGAGAAATATATAGAATTAGAGAATGGGATGGATTATTATATGAGCATAGAAATTTAATATATCAAAGATTAAATGCAGATGTTAATAATTGGTTTAATATAACAAATAACTTGAGGATAAAATATGGTAGTTTATATAATAATAGAATCAATGATATAATATATAATATAATTAAACCAAGAATTACAGAAATAATATTTCACAGTTTAATAACAAGAGGTATATTATCAGAATTTAAAGTAAAACATAGTCCAGATGCTATTGAAAAAAGTTTAGATAGTTATTATTTTGTAACACAAAGAAAATATATAGATTTAGAATATATTCAAGAAGATAAAAATGATATTTATTCTGAAAGATTTGTAGATAAAATTATAGGAAAAAGTTTGAATAATAAAAAAACTGGTTGGTATAAACAATTTGCATTAAATTGGGTACAACAAATACATTTCTTTAAACATTTTTTCAATCAAAGAGTTATTTATGTTACAGGTGGAACAGGTGTTGGTAAATCAACACAAATGCCAAAGTTATTATGGTATGGATTATTTTTAATTGGTGTATATGATGGTAAAGTAATAAATACACAACCTCGTATAAATGCAACGACAAAGAATGCAGCAAGAATATCAAATGAATTAGGAGTATCAATTGAAAAATATGATAAAACAGAAGATGATATAATTTCAACGGATAACTATTATGTTCAATATCAAACAGAAAGGAAAAAACATGTAACGGGATTAATATCAACGCAAAATATACCAGCACCACCTAGTTATTTAAAAATAGTAACTGATGGTACATTATTAGTGGAATTACAAAATAATACATATTTAAAAGAGAAATCAAATAAAAGTTATTTACAATATAATAAATATGATGTTATTGCAATAGATGAAGCACATGAACATAATGCAAATATGGATTTAATCTTAACAATAATGAGAGATGTATTAGAAGTTAATAATTCATTAAGATTAGTAATTATAACAGCAACTATTGATGATGATGAACCAATATATAGAAGATATTATAAAAATGTAAACGATAATATATTATATCCGATAAGTAATGCATTATATGATGATTTAGAATATAGAATTAAAGTAGCATATATTTTGGGTGAAATTAAGACTATTATGAAAATTAATAATTATCCAAGTTTTAATTATGATAGAATATCTAATGATAGAAGATTGCATATTTCACCACCATTAGGAGATACAACATATACAATTACTGAAGAATATCAAAAAGAAGATATTAAAACATATGATGAAAGTGAAAAATTAGGTATACAGAAAACAATAGAAATAGCAAAGACGGCAACAGGAGATATATTATTTTTCTCAACAAGTACGAGTAAAATTAGAAATATAGTAACATTATTAAATAATTCAAATATACCAGCAAATTGGTGTGCATTACCATATTATTCAAATTTACCACAAAAATGGACAGATTTAATAAGTAGTATTGGAGATACAAAAATTAATTTTGATGTGGATAGACGAGATATTTTTGTAGCGATAGATAATTTGAATTATAGAAAAGTAAGTAATAACTTGTATACAAGATATATTATAGTAGCTACAAATGTAGCAGAAGCATCGATTACAATTAATTCATTAAAATACGTAATAGAAACAGGATGGCAAGTATCAGTATCATATGATCCATTTAAAATGATTACAACGAATAAAATAGTAGAAATAACAGAGGCATCAAGAAAACAAAGAAGAGGTCGTGTAGGTCGTACCCAACCTGGTACTGTTTATTATATGTATAAAGAAGGAGCAAGAAAAAATGTTAAAAAGATATATCCAATAACACAAAAGATAAATGAGTTAATATATACATTATCAAGATTATTATATGATAAATATATTACAGATGATGCAGAAAAAGAAATAATAGATGAAAAATTATCATATGACATATTAGATTTATCGGTAAAAGAACAATTTTATAATGATTATATTGATAAAACAATAGATGAAGTATATGAAGGAAATCCATTATTAAGAAATATAATTACACCATTTGATGATATAGTATTTGAAAGATATCAATCAGGATACGATTTAAGTACAATATATGATTTTGGTGGAAAATTTTATTTAATTCATCCATTAGAAGAATATGTTAAAAGAGATGAATACAGTGGTGAAATTATTGATTTTACTAAAAAAAATAAGGATAAATATATTGAACAATTTAATGAATTATTTAAATTAAGATTAATTGTAATAAATAATAAAAGTAATTTTATAAAAACAAATTTATTTACAGAATTAGAAGATTTATTTAATCAAGTAAAATCTGAATTAGGTAATTCAATAACATATAACCAATTATGGACATATGTATTAGGTCAAAGATATAATTTATTAGAAGAAGTATGTTGGATTAATTCGGCAATTGAAACAGGAACAATTGAATCATTATCACAAAAAATAACAACAAAAAATAATATTGAAATTCCAGATAATGAAATGTTAATAAAAAAATTCGGAGATACTAGTAGTGATTTCAATGTATATGTGAATATATTTAAGAAAATTAAGTTAGTATTACCAAGATTAATTGAATTTTCACCTGGAGAATTACTTATACAAATAAATAAAAGTAAAAAAGAAACGATGTTAGAGATTGAAGATTATAATTTGGTTAAGAATATTGAAATAAAAGATAGAACAAAATTATCAAAGTTGATTATATATAAAAATAAAAAAGAGATTGATTATAATAGAATAGAAGCATTATGTGATTATTATGGATTAGATGATAAAAATGTAATATCATATGTTAAATCATATTTATTAAGAGTAAGTATTAGTAAAATAATAAGTAACTGGGTTGATAAACATATTAATATGATACCATATTTCAAAGAAGTCAATGATATTCCATTTATATATATATCAGCATATTCAAATTTAATTAATATAGAAGATATGACAGATATTAAAAAAGTAGTAAAAGATCCATTATCAATTGTTACAGGTGAATATATACATTCAATTTCAAAAAATGAAAAAAATAATATAGTTAAAATGATACATATGTCAACATTTAATCCATCAATCCATACAAAAGCTATTGTTCCAGCATTTATATTTCCATTAGAATATGATACATTAATATGGAAAGATATGTATTTATTTTATAGAAATATTACACCAAGGATATTAGAGGAATATTTATTTCCAGATAATAATAGAAATGATAGAGAATTTAATAAACAATTATTAGAGTTATATAGTCTATTTAGGACAAGATTATAAACTTCGCTTTGCTGCGTCTCACTATGTTCGTTTGCTTCGCAAATTCGCTATCGCTCAGTTCGTTTCACTCACACAAAAGGGTATCGGATAAGTGAGCATAGCGAACTGAGCTTTAGCGAATTTGCGAAGCAAACGAACGAAGTGAGACGCAGCGAAGCGAAGTTTAGTGAATTATTATAAAAATTGATAAAATATTATTATAGTCAAGTATAATAGAATTTTAAATAAGATGGAAGGTATATTAAATATTCATTTTATTAATGAAGAAGGATTGGTAGCAGGAACGCAATACGGTTTGATGATGAGCTTTCATTATCAAACGGTAGTTTTTACACCATTTGTTCATGATAGTAAACATTTTACACATTGCAGTCATGCATATTTTACATTAAATGATAAAGTTATTGAATTAGTAGAATCAAGATATGCATATCCATATTTTTTGCGTGTGTGGACTACAACACCAACTGGTATTAATTCTGCAAGTGAGATGACAATTAATTTTCCAAATAAGAATCATAGTATTAATGGTAAAAGGATTGAAAATATTAAAAATATAGAATTTAATGGATGGCATATTATATTGCCACCAATTTATGTTCAAGCAATTAATAAATATGTAGAATTAGGTACTATAGTATATAATAAAAGTAAAATAACAGGAATAGTAATTAAACATCACAATGATGAATCAATTATATTGGGAATGTATTTTTTGAAACATATTATTAATGGATTAGATATGAATTATGCAGGAATTTATTATGGTATGAGTAAAGTTGATGATAAAATAGTTGTAACAGAAGATTGGGATTTATATGAAAATGGATTAAAAATCAATGATATAATTCTTAAAATAGAAGATGTAAAAGTAAACGATACAATGTATATGAATAAAATAGATAATTATATATATATTGATACATGGATTACATGGTTGTATATGGATCATTCTGAATTAAATTTAACGGTTAAAAGAAATAGTAGTATTATGAATATTAAGATTCCAAGAATTCCAATATCATATATTATGCAATATAAATATTATTCAAAAAATTTAGATGATATTACATTTGAGAAATTAATATTAAATTCAACAAATAGTAGATATAGCGTAATTGGTAATCAACTTAAAAATAATCCAAAACAATTATTTTTATAAAATTTTCTTTATTGGTTATAATGGAAGATAAAAAAGAATCATGTTTAGTATGTTTTGATATGTTTGATGAAGAAAAACCAAAATGTATTAATTTAGTTGAATGTGAATGTAAATTTAATATACATGGAGAATGTTGGATGAATTGGATGAATTTTAAACATAATATTTTAGAATGTCCAATTTGTCATAAATATATAGAAGACACACAAAATAACACAGTAAATTTAGATGATAATCAAGATGAAGAAAATAATCAATTAGTAGAAGTACATGATTTTAATTTTGATATTGAACATCATAGAACATTTAAATATCGGATTATTATAACCTTATGTAAATTTTTATTTATAGTATATGCAATATTTTTATGTTTGTGGATATTTTTGTAAAAAAAAATATAATAAAATAGTAATGTCTAAAAGAAACGCTTTATCCCCGTTAGTATGGGGACCAAAAACATGGTTCTTTTTAGAATCAACAGCATTAGGATATCCTGAAAATCCATCAGAAGAAGAAAAAGAAGCAGCAAAAAAATTATTAACATCATTAGAATATTTATTACCATGTGGAACATGCAGATATCACTTTGGAGAATTTTTAAAAAAATATCAAGAAAATATTTCATTGGATGATATTGTAGGAGATAGATATTCATTTATTACATTTTTAATTGAAGCACATAATGATGTTAGAATTAGAAATGGTTCAGCACCAAGAACAGTAGGTGATGTATTTACATATTATCAAGCAAAATATCTAGGTAATGATTTAGAAAAATTTGAAAAAATGAATAATATAGATTTTTTTACAGATGACATATTGAAAACTTTGATATATCATTTTAATCCAATAACCTTATTAATTGGTATAGTAATAGGGTTATTTATTTTTAAATTATATAATGATTATCATAAAAAATTTAATTTTTAATAAGTTTTTCTAATTTTTCTAAATCTAATAAAGAGATATTATTAAACCAATCTTCAATTGTTAGATTAGCTTTTTTGAGTAAAATATCACGTTCATTAGCCATTTGATTAGCATAATTTCGAACAACTTGTTTAAATGACATATTATTTCCTCTAATTTTTTGTAATAATTTTGGTATTAATTTAGGCATACTAATACCACTTTTAATTCTCTGATAAGCATACCAAGAACACCATGCTCCACAATAACCTCTAGGATCAGATATTCTAGCATTAGATTCCATAATTTCATATCTTTGAAAACTAATTCTGGGAGATGTATCAGGTGTAAAATATTCTAATTGTATTAAATTATTAAAATATTGGTAAATATAAGTATCTAACTCATCAGGAAAATAATAAAAACTATTTGGTGGTTTGGAGCCATCAGGTTCAAATCGTTCTAAACTATTAGATGTTTTATCATAAATTAAAATATTTGAATGTGAACCATGTGCTAATTCGATACCAATAGGAATAACAAAATATCTACATTTAGAATCTAAAAATGATTTAAATAATGTATCTAAACCAATAGGAAAAAATATTGTTTGATATGCCCATATTATTTCGAAATTTAGAAAGTCATTTCTGATGATTCTATTAGAAGTATAAAAGGAACTTAAATTTGAATTATTGATTATGTCTAAATCTAAACTTGTTTTAATATTGTCTTTTAATAATAATAATCCACCTATTATATCTAAAGTAATACCTAAATATGATGCATTTTTTGTCATTTTCTTAGTGATATCAATACAATAATTAATTTTCTTTTGAGGGAAAGATATACCATTATTAATATTTGTTTGAATATGTTCTTGACATTCTTTTAATTTTATTTTTTCTAAACTACAACCATTTTCCCAATCAGTAGAATATTCTTTATCTTTATTTGATGTTAATTGATGATAATATGCTTTTGTTACAATATTCATAAATTCATCAAAATTTTTAGAATCTTTAACAATCTTATAAGGTGACATAGATTCTTTGTTAAGTAAGAAAATAGATAATTTTTGTTTTTCAAGAATATTTTTATATTTAATCCAATCACCATTTTGCACTAAATAATGTAAAATAGTGTCACCATTATTATTTTGTATAAGAAAAGAAGAATTTTCTAATATTTCTGGGAAATAGGTAGTTAAATTTTTTTGTAATAATAAATGTGCAATGGTGTTTCCATCTATATTTGTTTTCTTTAAAATGTCCTTTGTAGGTATAGGGAATTTTGAAATATCAATATTATATTTAATTGCTAAATGATAATGCGTATTTCCATCACCATCTTGAAGATACCAATTAAGTGAATCTGATATTAATTTATTAAATAATTCTTTTTTTTCTAATTCAATAGCGTACATTAATGGTGTTCTATCATTAATATCTTGACTATTTAATAATATATTTTCATCTTGATTTTTTAATAATAGTTTTACAATTTCTATATTATTACTTAAAATAGCAGAATGTAATGGAGTTTGTTTATCTAAATTTATAAATTGGATTATTTCAGGATAATATTCAATAAATAATTTTACAAATTCTATTTTTCCTTTTAAACATGCTATATGTAAAACAGTATTACGTTTTTCATCAAATGTATTTAATCTTGCACCGTAATCTAATAGTAATTTAGCAGCATTTATATTATTAAATTTTAGTGCATAAAACAATGGTGATAATTGAGCACAATCTCTAAAATTTGTAATGTCAATACCATAATTAGTTTCATTATATTCTAATAATAATTTTAATATATTAGTTTGATTGTATCTAATAGGAAGATAGCATATTTGTTTACCTTCACTATCTAAAATATCTAATCTTGGTTCTAAAGTTAATAATTTTTTTAATAGATTTAATTGATTATTATAGACTAATAAATGAATTAAATAGTTACCAGCAGAATCTCTGATATCAGGGTCAATTCTATTATTTAATATGTCAGTGACACCATCCCACTTTTGAATTGCTATTAATTCAAAGATGATTTTTTGATAATTTTCCATTAAAGTTGATTTATATTTTTATTTTATTCATTATAAAATTATTCAACGATATTAACACTTTTTTCTTTTCTTCATGATAAGGACGAAATTCAGATAAACATCCTTCTAAATTTTTCCATTGAATACCACCAATTTCAGTTAATTGATCTTCGTGAATTTTTTCAATATTAATATCTTCTTTTGAATTATAGATTGCAATATAATAAATATGTTTGTATTTAATTCCATTAGTACCAAAAAAGATTTCTTGTAATGGAAATAATTTATTAAGAACAATTAAATCATTTTTTAGAATACCTGTTTCCTCCCAAAATTCACGTAAAGCACATTTTAAATTTTTTTCATTTGGATTACGTCTACCTTTAGGAAATCCCCATTCAGGTTCATCATAATCATTAATTAATTCATTATCAAAAAACTTATTATCTTTTAATTTATTAAATTTTTCACAGCTTTCTTCCATCTCTTTTATATATATTTTGCTGTAAGATGTTTTCTTCCATAAATTTTCCCATATATCTTTGAATTCTTTTGTTTTGATAAATTGAATTTCATTAGGTGTCATTTGACGGATTAAATGAAAAATAGATTCTAATTCATTAATATTATATCTACCTCTTACGAATTCAATATACCCAAGAGAATGTTTTCTTTGCACTATAAGATATTGAATAGTATCGTTAACTATTTTTGTATTAACATCATTAATAATATCAATAATTATATTTTGTGCAATATCAAAATGGTCTTCATGTACAAGAATAGTAGCTAATTTATTTTTTATTTCATCAGATACTTTTAAACAAATAATTCCTAAACTAGTAATTGGGTCAGAACAACTTTTTTGCGTATGACCAAATTTTCCGCAATTATTACATACAATATTTTTATTATAATTCATTTTTGTATTATCTATTCTATACTATAAATAAAGGTTTAAATCTCAAACGTAGCTGATTTTTTAACTTCAGTGTTTTCATTTTCTTCTTTATTTGTTTCAACTTCATCTTCGTGAAATTGTACTAAATTTGTTGTTTCTTCTATTTGATTATCTGGATTAAATAACTCAGGTTTATAAAAATTATCTTTTTCTCCTTGAGTTGCAACATCATCCAAAAATCCAAGAGAAATCATTATATCATTTTTATAAATTTTCTTAGATAAAATAGTAATTTTAACAAGTTCACCTTTTTTTAGTTCATTATCACCATAATAATATTTTCCAACTTCATTTCTAAATATGGTAGTATTAATTTTATCAGGAGTAATAACACATGAAATTGCACCATGTGTAGTTAAGATAATAGCATTGTTAATATTTTCTACTTTTGCAATAATTTGTGTTTTTTCAACAGGTGAACATAAACTTCCTAAATATCGAATATTATATACAGCAGAACCAGTAAAATTTTCAGCTTCAATAACACCTTCACTATAATCTTCGATTTTAAGAACTTTAATTACAAATCCAAATTCATTACATTTTCCTTCAACCTTTTTTGCTACATTATATTTTAAATTTTGATAAATATCATTGTTCATTTGGTGAGGATGCAATGAAACTTTTGTTGATAATACAGTATTTACAATAGGTAAAACTAATGTAGAATTAGAGGTTGTCATCTTTTATATTAATAATATATATTTGTTTATTTTAATATTTATTATCAATTTTTTTAATATAAATAAGAATTAATATAATCAGTATTAAAAATGCCAAAGCGTAATATCAATGACATAGTAAAAGAGAGCATCGTTTTTTCTAAAAGACTAAAACGTAATCAACCTAAATTAGAAGAACATGATGATGAAGATAATTTTGATTTTAGCAAATTATTTAAGCATCACGATGAAGAATCTTGTTATACAGTAGATAATAATATTTATTTTAATGATGATATTTCAATGGAAACAATGAATAAATTAATTAAAGAAATTAAGGTATTAGATAATAAATTACAAATAATGAAAGTTAAGATGGGATTAGAAGAATCATTACCAATTAAATTACATATTACATCATATGGTGGTTCAATTCATGCAGCATTCAAGTGTATTAATGCGATTAAAAATTGTAAATCACCTTTACATTCTATTGTAGATGGATTTGTAGCATCAGCAGGAACATTAATTTCAGTTGTAGCAGATAAGAGATATATAAATCGTTGTTCTATGATGTTAATTCATGAATTACGTTCTACAACATCTTGGAATAAGATGAGCGAATTAGAAGATGAAATTAAAAATCTTAAGAAAACAATGGAAATGATTAAAGATATTTATGTAGAGAATACAAATATAACAAGAAGCGAATTAGACAAGATTCTTAAGAAAGATGTAGATTGGACTGCAGAAGAATGTTTAAAACGTGGATTAGTGGATGAAATAGTATAATTTATTTTTTCAATAACATATAAAAAATTGAAATCCTAGTTAAAACAACAGATCAGAATTTTTTATACATAGCGTATAAAAAATTGAAAAAATAATAATTATAATAGTAAATTATAGATAGTAAAAAATGCCACCAATTAAACAAACTGATAATATTCTACGTATTTACGACGTATACGACGATGACAAATACTTTGAAGTTAATCAACAACGTGCAGGTGAACTTGATACTGTTTTAAATGCAAAGTATTCTCGTTCTATGACTGATTTCATTGCTAGAATTTATTGTTTTTATATGACAGGTTTTCTAACATTGGAAGAAGATTGGTCAGAAGAAGACAAGAAATATTATAAATCAAAAAAGAAACATGTTCATAAATTACATACTAGTCATTATGATACAATTAATGCTTATCTATATAAAATTAATTTTTAGTCAATTACTTTAATAAATTCTTTACCTTCTTTTTTAAATCCTAAATTTCTTAAATTTTCATCATCTGATTTGATAGTTAATACATATTTATTTTTAGATGTTTCAACAGAAACTTTTACTTTGGGGAATGATTCTTTTAAATTTTTAAGAGTATAATCTTTTCTATCATGAATGTTAAGAGGAAATTCTAATATAGGATGATTATTAGGTATAATAAGATAGGTAATATCATCTTTATTATATTTTTCAAGTTCAATTAATTTTTCTTTTATTTGATTACAGATTTTTTGTCTTGAATCATCTTTACCAACAGTGAGATCTAATTTTTTACTATATAAAATAATTTCAGATTTCTCTTTATCCTCACATGTAGAACCTTTAGCAGAAACAATACCTTCACCTCTTTTCTTATTACTTATATTAGATTCTAGTTTTCTTCTAAGTTTAAATACTTCATTATTATCTTTAATATCAATAATACCTATTACATCGTTTTCTGTTTTATTATTATAATAGCTACTATCATAATCAGTCTTTTCATTAATAACAATTTCTTCTTTAGGAAGAGTGAATAATTTAAGATAATTGGACATGGTTAAATCGTTAATTAAATCACGTTGATATACTTGTCGATAAAATAATGGAACATTTTCAGGTTGATTTAATGGTTGAAAAATATAGTAAACGTTTCTATATATTAGGTAACCAGGAATATTATATCTATCATAAATAACATCAGATAGTTTATTAAAATCATCTTCAGAAATGGGTAATAATTGGTTTAATGCTTGATAAATAAAATAATCATCATATAATTGTGCTTGGTCAGGATTTAATGCTTTTTTAACATATTCGATAATAGAAGGTAAAGTATAAACATATTTAATTTTGTATAATTCTTTAATTTTATTTTTAGCAAAATCAATTTCATTATTAGCATATTTGACGAAGAATGTAGAATAATCTAATTTTTCTTTTTCTAATTTCTTATAAATTAAGTTAGTAGGGTCATACAAACTTGTTAATTTTGGGTCATCACATTTATATTTGCATGGTAAAAAGTCGCATAAATCAGAACATTGTTTTTTAAGATTTTTAGTTTTACCAGGAGGTAAGCAATTTTTAGATTTTTCGTTTTCTTCAATGAACATATTAGCTTGATAGTTAATTGGACAATCAATTGCACTTTCTTTCATAGCACGTTCTAATTTTTTAATAAGCATTAATTTTTTTTCTGCTTTACGATATAATTGAATTTCAGTACTATCTTGACCTGAAAGATTAACAACATATTTATAAACATTAACTTCAGGATATGGATTTTTCTCAGACATTAAATTATAGTGAACACAGTATCTAACAGCACGACCGATTACTTGAATAACTCTACCTAAATTATAATGAGTATCTAAAATATGAACATCTTTAATATTTTCTAAAGTGATACCTTCACTCATGACTCTAGAACCAAGAACAATTTTAATCGTTTTACCATTTTTATTAGTAACTTTATTGAAAACATTTTTAAGAATTTCACCTTTTTCATCATGTTCTTCTAATTCTTCATTTTCATCAGTACCAGTATATTTAATGTAAACGGCAGGATAGAATTTTTCTTTACCAAACTTCTTTTTGAATTCAACATAAGTTAATCCGTATTGGTAATCAATGGTATTATCTTGGATGTCATATTCACCATTTTCTTTGTAAGTTAAATAACCATTAGATAATAAAACTTCTTCAAAAAGGTCAATACCAACTTTAACCAAATTACAATAAACGAATGCTAAAGATGCACCACGTTTACCATCAACTAATTCAGATAGATTTTTAAAACAATAATACATTTTACTGGAAAAATTAATTAAATTATCTTCTAATAAAATATCACCAGTAATACCAGTTTTGGTCTGATTTAATCTAATTAATTGATTAGGTGTTGAATATTTACCATTAAAAACTTTTTTATTAATAGCATTACATAATTGAGTTTTAATAGAAGAATTTTCAAGTTGTTTTAATAATTTATTGTAACCTTCATTACCATAAGTGGCAGATAATTTACCATCATCATAAATAGGTAATGCAAAATTAGAGATAGAACCAGAATTTTTTTCAAGTGCATCTTCGGCAAATTTTTTAGTAATTTCTTTGTAAGCATTAAGTTGAAAGTCTTTCATATTACATAAAACAAGGGGAGTAAAAAGCATATCATTGGGAATTTCACCAACTTCTTTTTTAAGAGCAAATAAGAAAGGGTCAGCACCACGAAAATATGAAACATAGCCACTGGACATATTCTTAAAATATTCTAATCCATCAGGTTTTAAAGTCATATTTGCAGTTTTATCAGTAGTAAAAATTTTTTCACGTAACATAGGATAATCTTTTGGACGAATAAAATTAATTAATTCAATGATATCATCAGCAAAATTTTTCATAGGAGTACCAGAAAGTAAAAGAACACGAAGATTTTTAGATTTATTAATAATTTTTTTAACAGCTAAACCATAATTATTTAAACCATGTTCAGTACCAGTTAAATTATGAGCTTCATCAATAATTAATAAAGTATTATCTAAAGATTCTATTTTATCGATAGCAACATCTCTTTCATATTCACCTTCTTCATTTTTTCTATATACTTTTTGAACTTTATCATCAATAGTCTTCTTTTCAACAATTCTTTCACCAAGAACTTTACGGTAAAAAGTTTTATAACTCATGAATCTGTAGTATTGATTAATTAATTGTTTAACAGAACGTTCAGCATCACGAACAGAAGCATCATTATTAGAATCATATGGAATTTCTTTAAAATAATCTTTACCATAAAATTTAATAATATCATTTTTCCAGTTATCACTAATTAATGGGCCAGAAACTAGAACATATATTTTAGTTTGATAACGTTTTACATCATTTTTAAAATTTTCAGCAACAGAAATAGCACTTAATGTTTTACCAGTACCTACGCCATGAAAAAGTAATGCACCACGATAAGGAGTTTTAGGAGATATATAATTTGCTAAAAAAGATTGGTGAGGATTAGCGGTATTTTTTTTCTTACAAGAGTCTTGTCTATATTTTGCTAAATCTTCATAATTAGTAATTTTTTTACGCTGACTAGCACGATAATACTGATATTCTCTTTTTTTATAAATTTTTGATTGAAAATTTGGATCAGCGGGTAAAGGATAATATTCGTTGCTCATATAATAATATAGTAAAAAATTCGTTTTAGGTATATAATTAATATATGAATCTATAGTATTAAGTTAAAATGGAACCTGCTAATCAAACTAATAATGCTGTATTAGATGAAAAGTATACATTAATAGATAAAAAGCAGATAATGACGAGAATACAAAATTTGAAAAATAAACGTCATTATATAGAAATATATAAGATAATCAAAGAAAATAACGTAACATATAGTCAAAACATTAACGGGGTTTTTATTAACCTTACTAATATAGAAGATTCGATACTTGATAAAATCGTCAAGTATCTTAATTATATTGATTCAAGAAATAGCGAAATAGATTCAGAATTTTATACAAAAGTTATAACTTAAAATAAAAAGTATATATATCTAAAATGGGAATCAAAAATCTTCGAAAATTTTTAGAAAAATATGCTCCATCTAGCATAATTGATAGAAAATATGATGATTTTAAAAACAAAACAATTGCAATAGATACAAGTTTGGTAATATATAAATATATATCAGCTATGAGAAAATCAGGAAAAGATTTAACATCAAAATCAGGAAAAGTTACAAGTCATTTAATTGGTATAATGAATCTAATAAATAAGCTATTGAATCATAAAATTACACCTATTTTCGTATTTGATGGGAAACCACCAGTAATTAAAAAGAATACATTACAAAAAAGATATGATATTAAAAAAGAAGCAGAAGAAAAATTAGAGGATAAAAATGGTACATTAACAATGGAGCAAAGGATTTCAGCTTTTATGCAATCTACAAGAATTTCTCCTGAAATTATTAAAGATACAAAAGAAATGTTAACAGTATTGGGTATTCCATGGATTGATTCCCCAGAGGAAGCTGATGCTCAATGTGTATGTTTAATGGAAAATAAAATTGCATACGCAGTAGCTACTGAAGATATGGATTTATTAACATTTGGAGCAAGTAGAGTATTAAAAGATTTTTTTGCAACGAAGGATGATTCGATAGTGGAAGTTAATTTGGATAAGATGTTAAAGGAATTAAAGTTTGATCAATCGCAATTTATAGATTTAAGTATTTTGCTTGGTTGTGATTACTTACCAACCGTAGAAGGTATTGGATTTGTAAGAAGTTATGAATATTTAACAAAATTTAAATCATTAGATGGTATATTTAAGGAGATGGAAAAGCCAGATAATTATGATTATCAGGAGGTGCGAGATTATTTCAAAAATGCAACAAAGAAATGTACAGTACCAAAAGATGAAGATACAAAGATTAAGAAGACCAAGAATGAAGATATCTATAGTTTATTAGTAGATACATATGATTTTAATCTTGGAAAATATAATAGTTTTATGATAGCGAGAAATAAGTTTTTCGATTAATTTAATTTTATAAAATATAATTATGAGTGTTACCAAAATTATATTATTATTATTAATATTTACATTAATTATTATGTTACTACGTATTATTATAACTGAAAAATTTACAGAATCACCTAAATATACAGTTAAAGAAGGAACAACTGCAATTGCAACAACTGTAAAAAAACCGCATCAAATAAATGATTGGATTAAATACCATTTAAAAATTGGTTTTGATAAGTTATATATTGTTTTAGATGATGAAAATGAAAATATAGATTATAATGATAATAGAGTTGTAATCTTCAAAAATACAAAAGAATGGAGAAATAATTTAGCTTCTGATGGAATGTTAGAAATGTTTCATAAAAATTATGATGATGAAGTAATGAGTCGCCAAATATTAAATTTTGCTACAATACAAGAATATGCAAAAAATGATGGTATAAATTGGTTATTGCATATTGATGGTGATGAAATATTTTATCCAGAAGATAAGTCATTTTCAGAATTATTTAATAATAATTATGCGGTAATTAAATTTAATAATTATGAAATGGTTCCAGAACATGATAGCTATCAAAATTGTTTTAGAGATGGAACAAAGTTTAAAATAAATGGAGCAAAATATATTGCATATTCAAATGGAAAATCAGCATTAAATTTAACATCAGATGCAATTATAACAGGTGTTCATGGATTTTCAGGAGGTAAATTATTAGATTCACCATATGGAAAAATATTACATTATCCAAGTTGTAATTTTGATGAATATTTATTAAAATACAAAATGTTAGGTAATTTTAGTAATAAATGGTGGGGAAGAATTGAAATACCAATTAAATTTCATACAGAAAGTAGAGATATAATAAATTCATGTAAAACAAGTGAGAAGGAGTGTACAGAAAAGATAAGAGAATTTTATAATAAAAAGAATGTATTTAATGAGAATATTGAAGAAAGTGATTATAAAATAATAAATTATGTAAATGAAAATTTATCAAATTAAAGCATATCGTAATAATTGAGTGTCGTTTGCAGTTGGTTTTTTTGTTTTATATTTTTTGATATTTCCAAATTTTTCAATCTCATTATTGTTTGAAATATATTGTGATTCTTCTTTTTCTTGTTCATCTTCATCATTTTCTTCTTCTTCAATTTCATGATGTTCAGTATGAATAGATACAGCAGATGGTTTTTGAGGAGTAGCAGCAGTAATAACATATGAAACAAAAGTAAAACCAATCATACCTATCATACTTCTACCGATGACAGAATTAAAAAAATTAGGAGCGTTAGTTATATTAATAAAATACATATCACGAGTACCGAATAAAACGACAAATGGAATTAATTCAAAGACTAATTGACGGATAAACGCAGTATGCATTACATCTAAAATATTATTTGTATCTATTTTGTGATAATATATTAAATATAGATAGATAGCTAATATAATTAATAAAAATGTAGCTAATGTTTGCATTAATATATGATTATAATTTTTTTATCAAATCATAAAAATAAGGATCATTTGTAATTTCATAATATTTAACGTATTTGAGAAAATCATTTGTACTAGAGTATGTTCTAAATTTCTTTATAAATTCTTTTGGTGATAATTTATAAATAGGATGATTAATTTTTAATAATGAACATTTATTTAAATAACTAGAATTGCTACAATCAACTTCTCCCATTTCATTTAAAATATTTTTAAAATTTTTACCTAATTGTTTATAAAATGTTTTAGCAATATTTTGATAATTTTTAGATAATAAATGTGTTGTATCAATAGGTGATGTATAAATAGATTGTTCAATTGGTGTCATAATTAAAGGATAATCATCAGTTTCAAATTTGAGTGAATCTAATTTTTGTAATGCATTATTTAAATCGTAAATAAGTGGTGCTTTTTCGTAAGGATAATACCAGCTATAATTTAAATTATTTTTAAAGTAATAATTAAATATCCAAGATAATCCTTTAATATATTCAAGAGAAGATTCTTCAGGTTTCATTTCATAGTGTTTATAATATTCATCTCTAGGATACAGATAATATTTTACACTATATTTTTCTTCTAATTTATCGTAGTTACTAATATCTTCATTAATTTCATTTATAATTTTACCATCTAATGGATCATTATTAAATGAAGAAGATTTTTTACGTAAATAAGAAGTTTTGGGAATATCATTAATATTTTTTACATCTTTAATATTGAAAGTATCACTAAATAATGAAAGTTCTATTTTTGCAAGTTCATTAATAAAGTTTTTCATTTGATTTAGATTAATAGAATCATCATTTAAAATATAACCATCAGAATGAATTTTTTTATAAATATTTAATATTTTGTCGTAGTGGTAATTAACTTGAATACATTCTAATCTTGGTAAAAAATCATCACCAAATACACTAAAAATAAAAATAACATCATTGATAATAGATTGAATTTCTTTTTCAGAATTATTTTTATCAGTAATATATTTGGAGACAATTTTTTTAAATATTTCGGTAGACATTATATAATCAATATTTTCTTGTTGGTCAAATCGTAAAATATGAATATCATGAGGTAAAATAGAAGATAATAAAATCATATCAGAATCAGGACTATAAATAATAATTTTTTTATCAATGAATAAATCATTAAAAGAACGAATAAAATTAATAATTTTAAATTCACCTTCACCGCTGACAGAGTCATCATTTATTTGAACGGGAATAGGAAAATTATGACTTTTAATAGATTTAACTAATTTTCGCATAAATGAGGTATTAGGGGATATATTTAATTTTGGAAATTGGAATCTTGTTTGATAATAAGAGGGATAATCATAAGGATAATCTTCAGATAATTTATTTGGAAAATTAGAGGACATAATTTTTTTATAATTTTGATAGCCAATAATTTCACCTATATATCTTCGGTGACGTTGTTCCATTATTTTTCCAATACTGGGTACACCATCAATTGAAATGTAGACATATTTTAATTTAGTAATTTGGGAAATATAATATTCGATATGTTTTATAATTTGATATATGATAATAGTATTAATATCAATATTCTTCAAATCAGTTATTAGTTGAGATATACCAGATGGAGTATAGAGAAAATCTATAGATAGATAGAATATATTTTGATAATTTTTATATTTATTAGTAAAATATTTGATAAGCTTATCTGATGGGTAATTTTTAGATATTAATAAAATTTTGTAAAGGTAGTTTAAATCAGATACAGTTTGAGCAGATATTTTATGAATGATTGAATTAAAATCAAAGAATAGAAAATCAGCTGATGTTTTTTTGAATGGTGTGATTAAAATTGCTTTATATGAAGTATGTAGAGTATTAAAAAATTTTTCTATTCCCATAAACTAAAAAAATATTTTTCTTTTTTTAATTTATAGTAAAAATATGGGTAATGGTCCATCTTCACAATCTAGCGCTTCAGTAACTTTTATTGATAATTCTCCACCTCCTCCTACTGCACAAGCTCATGTAACGACTTCTGCAGCAGTACCACCATTACTACAACCTCCTACGTTAGGTCAAAATGGTAGCGGAGGTGCATTACCTTTTCCACCGCTCGCTGGTCCAGGATGTACAAATTCAGTTGAAAATAGTGCTACGTTAGCGCAACAACAATCAAATTTTGCTACTCAAGCGGCGTTAGAATCAGCAGCACGAATGGATCTTAGTGCAAAAGCTGGTGGATCTGTAGCTGGTGGAGCTGCTGGTGATATATTAGGTGGTTTAGGTGGTTCAGCTGCAGGTTCAGTTGCAGGTGCATTTGGTGCTGAAGCAAAAGGATCTGCATCAGCAGCACTTTCAACATCTGCATCAGCAGCAGGAAATGAAGGAAGTTCAGTAGGAACTGACAATGGTGCAAATAAGTCAAGTTGTCCTCCAACTTATAATAATACACAAACTACTAATAATACGGTAAATAATAGTACTTCTGTAAATGCTGCAGTAACATATATGACAAATGATTCATTAACTTCTTTATCAGAAATAACAAATCAAATGGTAGTAAATAGTATTACGAATACAACATCAAGCACACAACAAAATATTACTATTAATCAAAATATGAGTATTAATCTTACAGGTTGTGCAGGTAATTTGACAATATCTGATGTATCACAAACTGCAGTAGTTGATGTAGCACAAATAGCAACTTTAAATATGACAGCACTTGATAATGTTAGGACTGATTTAGCTAATGCGACTTTAGCTCAATTTCAAGCAAGTACTAATGCACAAAATAATCAAGTAATGAATGCAGACATTGCAACAGATATTGCATCAGCACAAAGTGCATCCTTAGCACAATCAGCAGTAGCAAATTTAAGTCAAGTTTCAGCAAATAATAATCCAATACCAGTAGCAAATCCAACAGCAATTATACCTCAAAATTTAACAGCAAATGTAAATCTTACACAAGCGGTAAATAATAATTTATCAAATGCAGTAGCATTATCAGCTCCATTTACAGATAAAGTAGATATTAATAAAACATTACAATCAATTGTAAATAATGCAGTTACACAAAATTTTACAAAAGATACTGTAAATATATTAGCTCAAACTGTTATTGCAAATCAAAATTTGAGTATTAATGCAGCAAATATAGGAGGTAACTGTACAGTAACAAATATATCTCAAAATTATAACATGACATTACGTCAAACATTATCTCAAAGTTTAAATATTGGTACTTCAATTGTAAACAGTGTTGCAACTCAAATGGGTGTAAAATCAGATGATTCTGTAGCAAGTAGTAATATACAAAAATTAACAGGAACAACTGCTGCTGATTTACGTAATACCCAAGCATCAACACAAGATGCGACGTCAAATGAAACATATTCTCAATCATTTTCACAATTTGGTTCATGTGCAAGTTTTACAACATCAACAATTGTTTGTGGTATAATTATTGTAGCAATTATATCATGTGGTGTTGGCGGATTAAAGATGACTGCTGATTCATTTGCAAATTTATCAGATTCATCAGAAGATACATCAGAAGATTCATCTGCAAAAGAAGCATCTTCGTCAGAATCTGAAGATTCAACAAAAGGAGGATTTTCATTTTTTAATTAGTGCTTAAAAAAAAGCAATTATAAATAGTATAATTAATGTTGTTATCATGAAAAAATGTTTATTGTGCAAAAAAGAAACTATTATATTTTATGGTGATGGTGGACAATATGGAGATTCTTTTTGCAAAGAATGTTATGATGTAAATGTTTGTGCTCATTGCAGAATAATGAATATCGTAATAATTACAGAAGATAATATTATTAATAATCACAACAAATACATTCCACCTAAAGAAGGTGAAGACTACCAAGTAATATGTTTATCATTATATGGTAGACCATTTAAAGTGTTTTGCAAAGAATGTCATGAATCAGGTGAACCGTATAAAGAAAACGAAGTAGTTGATTTATTATATGGATGCGAAGAACCAGATGTTCGTTCAGAAAAAGGAAATGAAACAGATGATGAATCAGACGATTACGATAATAATATAGATGCATATTATGTTCGTAGAGGTAAACACGATCTTTATTAATAAAATTACATATTTAATTTTATGTGATTTTATTCTAAAACCCAATCTGCGATGGGAAATCCATTAAAAGTAGATGCAGAAGCCCATGAATATGCACCAAAGTTATTAAAGCAAATTATATCGCCGATGTTATATTCAGGGAGATTACATTCTATTTTATCAATAGAATCGCATGTTTGTCCATAAAGAATAGTAGGATAATTTGTTAAATATTTATTAGATGGAATTTTACGACCATCAAACATAACACCATTCATAGAACCATAAACACTATCATTAATATAATAAATTTTTACATTATTTACAGTTTTTTTATTTATAACTTTTACCATAAATTTAAGTGTATTATCTACCATAAATCTACCAGGTTCAGCTACAATAATATATTTATCAAATGAATTGTGTTTTAAAAGAAAATCATCAATTACTTTGGTATGACTGATAAATTTTTTTTCTGTAAATTCATCATCTATTGATGGAAATCCACCACCAATATCTATCATACGTAATTTTAAATTATACTTCACGTCTAATGAATATATTTTCTCGATTGTTTCTAAATATTGTTCAGGATAGTAACATTTACTACCAACATGAAATGATATACCATATATTGGAAATTGTTCTCTTTTATGATAATTAATTATATCATTTAATTCTTCATCAGATGCACCAAATTTTTGATTAAATTTAATTTCTGATTTATTTTCACTAGATTTAATGCGTAAAATTGGTAATGCTTCTGGATATATTTGATGTATTAATTTTAGTTGAGATAATGAATCATATACAATTTTATTGACATTATTTGTTTTTGCATATTGAATTTGCTCAATAGATTTATGAGGATGTCCATAAATAATATCATTTGTAGTGAATAGAGAACTTGACATTTCGGAAATAGCAGCACATTCAAAATTTACTTTTAATTGAGATAATTTAGTAATAATATATGGATGTGGATTACATTTCATTGCATAGTATGGTTTAATTGATGGTAAACATTTTTTCCATAAACAAACATTTCTTTCTAATTTCGCCGGAGAGAATACAAACATTAACTAATGAAGTAATAAAATAAGAAGTAGATATTTTTTTATATTATTATTAATTATAATACAAAAAATTAAAAGACCATGTTGTGTGATTTAGCATATTGCCATACAAAATGTGAGACAACAACGAAAACAAGGGCATGAACAGCGGCGGCTTGTAATGATGTTTCACGGCTCATCCAAACTTGACCGCTTGGTCCTGGTGGGAGAGTAACTAAAACACCAGGAGATAAAACAAAGAAGAGAACAGCAGCTAACCAATGCATTTGTATATAATATAAGGATGATATTAAAAATTGAAAACTAAATAATTAATTGTGACTTTTAATAAATAAACTTAAAATGCCAAGTCGTTATGATATATGCAAAGAAACGTTAATTTGTAATACAGAATATGCTAAGAAAAAGAAAATAAATATTGCAATATTTTTATTTGATACTAATGTTACGTTGTATACAAATATTAAAATTAGCGATGAATCTAAAGATTTAATTAAAAGTAAGTATGAAAATCCATATAAATTATTTGATAATTTAACCTATGATGATATTATAAAAGCAATTAATTTGTCTCATCCAAATGGTGGTACAAATTTTTTAGCACCTTATGAAATATTAAGTTATATAAGTGAATTTAAAGATGCAAATGAAATATTCTTTTTATCTGATGGTGAAAATAATGTAAAATTAACATCAGATAATTTAGGGTTTATTCAGCAATATAAATCTAAAACAACTACGATGGGAATAGGTCGTAAAGAAACATATGATCATGCAACTCTATCATTAATTTCGAAGACTAATGATACTGTTGAAGGTAATTCTGCAGATATTATTCAACAAGAACTATTATCACAAATGGCTGATGGAAGTGACCATGATATTGATAATTGGAATAATATTAAAGTAACTTTAATGGGACCAATTGCTAATTTTCAAGTTGGTTCAATTATGAAGTCAAAAATAATTACAGAAGAAGAATATAAATCTACAGAATTTAAATCAAATGTAGAGAACAAGAATCTTATTATTGAAAATTATAGTAATAATATTGTTGTTAAAAAACTCAATTCAATGATAGAATCAAATATTAATATTAAAACAGATTTATTGTTGTTTATGGTAGACCAATCGGGATCGATGGCTGTAGATGTTAGAGATGAACCATTAAATGTAAATTATTCGTTATATCGTAGTACATATGATTTAGGAAGACAATATGTTGATCATTCTCCAGATGTAAGTATAATTCCTCATTATGAAAGTGATTCAGAACAAAAATTACCTGAACCAGTAGTTTCATTACCAAAACCAGATATTTTATTAGAAGATGAAGCAAATAAAACTGATTCAGAAGAAGAAGTTAAATATGTTATGTATACAATGAATTTAATTAATATGAAATACTATCAACGTATCATTTATAAAGTTTTTGATCTAACAAAGTTTAAGGCTAAGATTGAATGGGAAGATTCAAAAGCAAATAAATGTGCTATGATTTTACATGATACTACCAAGTATATTAATATAGATAATTTAAGTATTAAAAAGATAATTGAACTTGCAAATGAAATTGGTCATAATATTAATATTGCACATGTTTCATCTGATGATGATAATATTGGTAATTTTAGAAAGATAAATAATATTTGTAATAAGAATAAAGATTATTTAAATGAACTATCAAATAATAAAGACATTGTTGATTTTTCATTAAGTGAAATTCTATTTTATAATAAGAAACATGGAATGAAATTATATTATAATACATTAACACCAGGTGAAGTTAATTTTCAAGAACTTCTTAATACAACATCAGATTTTGCATCAAGAATGTTATCAGCAGCAGCAACTATGAGCTTAGCAGTAAATAGAACACCATCATCTCAACATGGTCCTGATGAAGAAAATATGAATATTAATCGAGATATAAGTTTATGTACAATTTGTTACAGTGAAATTCGTGAATATGTATTTTCGTGTGGTCATTGTTATGCATGTAAAGATTGTGCAGAAAAAGTATTAATTAATGAACCAACTAATAAATGTTCGTATTGCAAACAGAATGTAACCTGGATTCGTAAGATTACAATGACAGATAGTCAAAAAGATAAAGAACATTATTTCAAATGCATAACAGAAGATTGTTATAATATTGCATGTATTGTAGCAAGTTGTGATAAGATTAAGGAAATTGATGATGATGACGGATATCATTTAACATATTGTGAGAAATGCTTTTCGCATGTAAAGAAAGCGTATAAACGAGTAAAGAAGACGCATCAATGTTTTTGCGGGAAAGATATTCTTAAGATTAAGGAAAATATATATTTTAACTAATATAAACTATTAAGATTAATTTATAAAAATGCCAAATTATAATATAACTTTAGATGATATTAAGTCAGTTGATTACGATAGATATAAAAGTATCTTTGAACATTCAGAATTTTTTGATGTACCAGGTAGAGAACACTATAGACTATTAGCATATATTTCTACTTTATTTGATAATGTTAATATTATTGATATTGGAACTCATGAAGGAAATAGTGCATTAGCCTTATCATATAATAAAACAAATACAATTCATTCATTTGATATTATAAAGAAAGATATTAAACCACAAGATAATATTGAATTCCATATAGAAGATTTATTTAATGCTGATGTAAGAAAGAAATGGAAAGATACTATTTTAAAAGCCCCATTTATATTTTTGGATGTGGATCCACACAATGGAGTGATGGAATTAGATTTTTATAATTATTTAAAAAGTATTAATTATCAAGGATTTGTAATATGTAATGATGTATGGTATTTTCAAGAAATGAGAAATAATTTTTGGTATAAAATTCCAGATACAGAAAGATATGATTTAACTCCTTTAGGTCATTGGTCAGGAACAGGAGTATTTACATTTAATAAGGATATTACATTTCATAAATATGATAATAGTAATTGGACATTAGTGACGGCATATTTTAATCTTACTAAATGTCCAGATGCAAGTGATTCAATTAAAGCAAGAGATAAGAATTATTATTTTAGTAGTGCATTATCAACATTATCATTACCGTATAATTTGGTAATTTATTGTGATAAAGAAAGTCAAGATATTATAAAAACGATAAGACCAAGTTTTTTAAAAGATAAAACAATTTATTGTATATTAAATTTTGATGAGTTTAAGTTTAAGGATGGTAAAACAATTAAAGAGTATAGAGATATAATTAATAAAAATAGACAAGAAAAACCATATCATTTTGATAATAGAAATACAGCAAGTTATTATTTATTTTGCATGACTAGATATATAATGTTAAATGAAATGATAGAATTAAATCCATTTGGAAGTACGCATTTTGCGTGGATTAATTTTTGTATTGAGAGAATGGGATTTAAAAATTTAATTAGACTAGATGAAGCATTATCAGTTAAAAGAGATAAATTTTCTACATGTTATATTGATTATATTCCAGAAGAATTAATAAAAGATACAGCAGAATATTTTAAATGGGGAAGATGTAGTATGTGTAGTGGATTTTTTACTGGTAACAAGTATTATATGGATAAAGTATGTAAATTAATATTAGATAAATTTATAGAATATGCAAAACTAGGATATGGACATGCGGATGAACAATTATATAGCCCAGTATATTTTGAGAATCCAGATTTATTTGAACATTATTATGGTGATTATCAACAAATGATTACAGATTATGTATATATTTATGATGCTCCGGAGCCACCAATTTATAATTTTATTAATAATAGTTTTAGATGTAAGAATTATAAGAAGTGTATTGAGGCATGTGAATTTATATTAAACTCGTATGCGTTAAATAAATGCAATATTAATGATGAATATATGAATAGATTACAAACATATTATATTAATGCACAAAGAGAATTGAATAATTAAATATTATTTTAAAATTTAAAAATATTTTAATATAGTATATGTCAACAGGTTCTACAGGTTCTGAACCAGTAAGAAAATATACTTTAGCAGTAGAAAGAGGTGTAGCACCTGAAAGAGTAAGAAACTATTCTATTAGATATAGAGTAGCCCCGAAAGTAGATTTACGTAGCAAAGTTAAAATTATGTATGACCAAGGTAATATTGGTAGCTGTACCGCAAATGCATTATGTTATGCATATGTATTTGATGCACCTACATTTTCACCATCCAGATTATTTTTATATTATAATGAAAGATTTTTAGATGGTGATGTTCCAATTGATGCAGGATCAACATTATCTCAAGGTATTCATGCATTAGAAACATATGGTGTATGCAAAGAAGCAACATGGTCATACAATACAAATAATATTGCAGTTAAACCAAGTAAACAAGCATATGTAGAAGGTGTTAAGAATGAAGTAATAATGGCTTCTCGTGTATTACAAACAATGCAAAGCATGAAAGGTTGTTTAACATCTGGTTATCCATTTGTAGTTGGTTTTGAAGTATATTCATCATTTGAATCAGCTGCAGTTGCCTCAACTGGTATGGTACCAATGCCAAATACAGCAACTGAACAGTTATTAGGGGGTCATGCATGCATTTGCTTAGGTTATGATGATAGCAAAGGTGTATGGATTATGCAAAATTCATGGGGTACAGGATGGGGAGACAGAGGTTATTTTTATATGCCATATGCATATTTAACAACTCCAGCATTAGCGGGAGATATGTGGAGAATATTAAAAGTAACTACTAAAGCAGCAAGTAATGTAGCACCCAATGTAAGTTTAAGACTCAAATACCAAAAGATGTATAACTACACACCATTAAATTTACCTGCTAAAAATGGTAATGCGACTAACTCCAAAACTAGTTCAACCGGACCAACCGGACCAACCGGACCAACAGGAAGCCAATAAATATTATTTAAATAGTTATTAATATATTATTTAAATAAAATGAGTGAATTAGAAGAAAAATTAATAGAAGGTAATTTCAATATAGTAAAAACAAAAATAGATCTTTTTGAACCACCTAAGAAAATGAAAGAATTATCACCACGTTCACCAATAAATTCTGTAAAAGAAGAAATAATAACAAATCAAATAGTAGATACATTATCATTTGACGATGTATTAATTAATCCAAGACTATCAAATATTCAATCAAGAAAAGATATTTCATTAAAAACAAGATTAACTAAAAAAATATCATTAAATCTTCCGCTTATATCAAGTCCAATGGATACAATTACGGAAGATAAAATGGCAATAGAGATGGCATTAAATGGAGGATTAGGAATTATTCATAGATACAATACAATTGAAAAACAAGTAGAAATGGTGAAGAAAGTAAAAAGATATTTAACATTTAAGATTGATAATCCATATATAATAAATGAAGAAAATACAGTCGATGACTTACTTGAACAAATAAATAAATTAAATGTGTATAGTTATGTTGTTATGAGGAAAGAACATATAGATACAACATGTTATGATGTATTAAGTGGAATAGTAACAAAATGGGATTTAAATAATCATAAATTAAGTGGAAAATCAAATCAAACAAAAATTAGAGATATTATGACAACATTAAATAAATTAGTATATGCATCACCTAATGTGACCAAAGAAATGGCATTAAGTTTAATGAAGAAACATAAAATAGAAAAATTACCATTATCGTCTGATGGTGTAAATTTATGTGGAATGATTAGTTACAAGAGTATAATGGAATATGAATTAAATAAAGATAAATATTCATTAGATGAAAATAATAGTTTATTAGTAGGTGCATCAGTTGGAATAGTTGGTGATTATTTAGAGCGAACAAAAGAATTAATTGAAGCTGGATGTAATTTAATTTGTATAGATGTAGCAAATGGTTATAATGAAAAAGTTGCACAAGTAATAAAAGAATTAAAATTATATGATATTGAAATAATGGCTGGTAACGTATGTAATCCTGATGGATTTGAATTTTTATGTAAAGCTGGTGCTGATTGTATTCGAGTAGGAATTGGTAATGGTTCTATTTGTTCTACACGATTAGTTACTGGGGTTGGATGTGGACAATTTACTGCATTAATGAATTGTAGAAATGTAGCTAGAAAGTATAATGTTGGTATGATTTCAGATGGTGGACATTTAGGTAAAGATGGTAATATTAGTAAAGCATTTGTAATTGGATCTAATGCTATGATACTAGGAAAAACAATTTCAGCAACAGATGAGACACCAGGAAAAATAATTAATAGAAATAATCGCAGAGTTAAATATTATCGTGGAATGGCATCAGCAATGGCAATGGCGTCAAAAGCTGAAGTATCTAATCAAGAATATAATGATAATCAAAATCCAGAAGGAATGGATATGGAAATAGAGATTAAGGGTCCAGTTAAGAATATTCTACAGCGAATTGAATCAAGTATTAAAAGTACGATGAGTTATATTGGATGTATTAATACTGAAAAATTAAGAGAAGATGAAAATAAAATTAGTTATTATAAGCAATCAGCAGGAGTGATGAGTGAAACATCTATACGTGGTAAAACAGTTTAATATTATATTTTTGATGTGTACCATTATAAATAAGCATATATTCAATAGTTTTATCGTCATGAATTTCATAAATAAATTTTGTTATATATTCAATAGTATCAGGATGTAAATAATATTTATTTAATAGAAATATCATTAAATGTTGTATACTATTTTCATCATCATCAAAAGTATATGTTTTTATTTTAGTTAAAAATTGTAGTTGACAATTAGTTGTTTGTTCAAGAACTAATACCATTAATTATAAAGTTGAAAAATATATTAAATATGAGGAATATCTAATATATTAAATAAGAAATGACAACATTTACTAAATACATTCGTTCAGAGAATAAGCGAGATATTGATAGAGAATATGAAACTCAATTAATTGCAAGTAAATATGGATTTGCACCAAAAATATATGAATATTCTGTAACTCATATTTCAAATAAAAATTATTATGAAGGTAAGCTAGTAATGGAACATTTAAATGAAATGTGTATCGCTGATATGTATGGTGATGAATCAAAGCATATACCATCACTTATTTGGGTTGAAATGAGAAATATATTAAAAATATTATATGAAAAAGAGGGAATAGAATATATTGATATAACAGGATATAATTTTATTGAAAAGAAAGGTAAGGTTTATATAATTGATTTTGGTCATGCAAGATATTCAAAGAAAGATAAAACTATTAATTGGTTTTTGAAGAAATTTTTGGATGGTGCAAATGAATTTAATCCAGATTTCCGTTAATTCTTAAATTTTTTTATAAATATATATAATATATAAATGCCTTTACCACCTCATTTAGCAAGAAAATTAGCTCACCAACGTGCAGAAGAAGCATTGGCTGCACAAGTTATATCTGATAACGTAGAAACTAATGATAATATTTTAGTTGAAACACCAGTTGTTGAAGCTGTACCCGAAAGTTCTGAACCAGTTGTTGAAGCTGCACCCGAAAGTTCTGAACCAGTTGTTGAAGTTAATCCGAGTCCTGCTCCAGTCGAAGTCACAACAGAAACAACCACAACAGAAGCAGTCCCAGAATCAACCCCAACAGAAACAACAACCACAGAAACAACCACAACAGAAGCAGTCCCAGAATCAACCCCAACAGAAACAACAACCGCAGAAACAACCACAACAGAAGCAGTCCCAGAATCAACCCCAGTTGAAACAATCTCCGATGAAACTACAACCGAAGCAACTCCTCAAGAAGTCCCAATAGAATCAACTGATGAAAAAAAAAATAACCCAAACGTGGTAGACCAAGAAAACTCACAATCAACACAGCCTAATAAAGATTTATTAGAAGAATTAAAAAAATTATCACCTAGTAAGGAATTATTAGATCAATTAAAAAATTTAAAAGCAGATGATTTTAAACATTTATTAGAACAATTATAAAATAAATTCCTATAATATGGATAATTTATTTAATAACGGATTATTTTACGGATTAATTTTAGCATTTAATGATGTAATTAGTATGGGAATTACAAAAAATATTAGTTTAGGAATATTAGCACAGAATTGGTTATATGTTGCATGTGTATTATATGGAATTCAAATGTATATTTTCTATCAAGGTATTCAAATTACTAGCATGAGTGTATTGAATTTAACATGGAACTTATTTAGTAATATAGTGATAACAATAATGGGATTATATTATTTTAAAGAAAATGTATCACATTTAGAAACATGGGGAATTATATTTGCAATATTTGCATTATTTTTATTTGGATTAGCACAATATCACAAAAACTAATTAGGATAAAGAATATATAAAATATATTGTAAAATAGTTACACATTCGTATCTATATTTTGGAATATACATTGCATAATCATTTATAATAAACATATCATTATCAATCATAATATTAGTATTTAAATCATTTTCATACTCAATATTTGTACTAAATATATTTGTTTCAATATAATATAATAACATATATAAAAAATGCTTTTCTGGTAAATCATCTATTGGAAATTCAGCTAAGATAGCAAATTCAATATCATTATTATTTTTTTTAACAAAATTAAATTTATGAACATCATCAATAAAAGTATGATCTTTAATTAATGTCATTTTATTCTTCATATAAAATAATATTATTATATTTTTTAATCAATTTTATGAAACTATTACGAAGAGAATTTATACACGAGAAAGATTGGAAAAAAATTTATAATCTTGAGCAGAATCTTAACTATTTTTTGAATGATGTCTATAAATATGAGTTGATGGATAGATATGAAATGTATGGATTATGTGCAGTAAAAAGTAAATTTAGAATTAATAACAATATATATGAAATGTTAATAAGTAAAAGAAATGATGATTATGGTTTTTCAATATATAATGTAGATTCTGATAAATATTATAAGTATAGAAATATTTCTCATGATATTACAATAGTAAATGATAGTGGATATTTATATAATATATACAAAATTATAATAAAAATAATTGAGATATAAAAAAAATCTATAAAAGAAATATGAGTAACTATTATCAAATATTAGGATTAACAAAATTAGCTTCGACAGAGGAAATTATAAAAAAATATAATTTAATAAAAGAACAAAATAAATTAAATGATAAAATAGAAGAAGCTTTTTTTATTTTAACCGATTATCATAGGAGAAAAAAATATGATAATATATTAGAGAAAAAGAGTATATTTTCTATATTTAAGATACCATTTTTTGGATATGATTTTGATGAAAAATATGTTAAAAATTATAATAGTAATAAAAATACAGTTAATAATAAATATGGAGAACTTAAGAGATATAAAGTAGACGATAAGAAATATTTGGTATCTGAAAAACAAAATATTAATGGTAAAGATACAAAAGTGTATTATATAGAAACAGATGGAGTAAAAGAAATAATTCCAGATGAAACAATACATAAAATAAAAAATTCATATTATGAAAAAACTTCATCTGATAAAATAAATAGAACTGAATCTCTTTCAACTATGTCTAAAATACTTAAAGATAAATCAATAGTATAATTTATTACCCAAGATGAGCCAAACCAGTGATAACTCTAGAACATTCAGAGTCATAAATCTAACAGATGCAGTGAAGACACAATTAACAGACTTAAAGGCTGTTGTAACACAAAATGAAAATGTCAACTATGTTGAAGTAGTAGATGTACCAAGTATTGCAGCTGTAAAGAAAGTATTAGATGATAGTGAAATGAAATACAAGCAATGTTCATATTCAACATTTGTAAGATTTAAGAATGAATTATCAGTTGAACAACTCAAGAAAGTTGCTACTGAACTATGTGAAAATGTTAATATCTTATATTCACGTGTAGATGAAAATAATCACACTGGTAAATTAGTAGTAGATAGACTTGAAGATTACAACAAGCTCAAGGGCAATACTGGTGATGTAAGCTTTTACCGCTTTTCACCTCTTAATGTTCCTCGTTTACAAAATCGCAACTATACACCTGGTCAAAATAGTGAATCAAATGATAATGACAATGAATGGCAACCAGTTCGTTCAACACGCACTAACACAGTTCGTGGTCGCTATGCAGCAGCAGTTGGACCTGTACCTAATCAACCAGTTGTAGCTGTTACACGTACAACAGCACCAGCTCGTGGCCGTGGTCGTCCATCAACACGTGGTCATGCAGCCCACGCATAAAAATTTTTAATAATATTAATAAATAATATTATTAAGGAGAAAGAGATGGATAATCTTTTAATAATTTGGCAACGTATAGTTGAGTTTTATCGGAATATTTTTGAGTGGCGATAGATTGAAATTCAAGATGTTTATTAGGATTTTCTGGCGTAGTACTTTTAACACATTGATTTTTATTACTAGGTAATGTGGTGCAATTTGTTTTATGAGCTAAATACATTTTAACGACGGAAGAGAAGTTCATATTTTTTTTCTTTAATTTTTTATTAACAATAAAATGCATAGTGTATAACCAAAATGTTAATCCATAAATATCATCTAGATATTCAGTAATAGGTATATAATTAAAATATAATTCAAATGATTTTGCACAAGAAGCACAAGGAAGAAAATATGGTAATTGTTTAAAATAATTATACATTTTTGTTTTATCTTCACTGGTAGGGGTAATAGGATAATTAAAGGTTAAAGAATGAAGATAAATCCAAGTAGAATGTCCCCAAAAAGCAGGATCCATAGTTCTCTATAAAAATTGATAAGATAAAAGATTATGAGAATTAAATTAAATTATAAAAGATGTCTGACCAATTTGTATTTTATGATTTAGAAAAAGATGTTGTTTCAACGAAAAAGTATATCATTAATATTGATACATTACTAAAAGATATTAAATTTGGTAATAAAAAGAATGATGCATTATTTAGTCCAAATGAAGTAGCGGGTTCTATTATTAAAGAATTACAAAAGCTAGAAGAAAAAACTAAAGATTTTGGTGAAAAATATACAATTCATGATGTTTATACAATTGAAGTAAAGAATATTAGTCAAAAGAAACCAAATTATGTTTTGCATTTAAAAATAGATGTTGATTATTATCCAATGGTAACACCAAATATTAAAATTATTCCACCACTGGACCCAATATATACTTTTCAGATGATTTCACACCCTGACTTAGATACACGAAATACAGATAAAATTAGGAATATTGAGTATATTGTGGAGAGAGTAAAAACATTTATAGATGAATGTAATATTAATTCTAAATTGAATGATATTATTGCAAACAATATGATAGATTTGTTGAAGAATAATAATTTTAGAATTAAAACGGCAGAAGTAAATACAAATATTAATAAATCTGTAAATAATAAATCAGGTATTGGTTATGGTTGTGCTACTAAATGGGATGTAAATGCATATTTGAATAATATAGTAAGAATTAAAACAGAGAATATTCAAATACTGAATAATATTTATACATATGTTAAGGAGAATAAAGAGAATAATGATATACAATATATTCATGATCAATTTGGATTACGAACATTTTGGATAGATTTGATTGAAAAGTATGAATTAACAGATGAAGCATATTTTACAAGTATTTATAATATATTATATATTTTAGAACATTTAAAAATAAAGATTAATATACCATTCTTGAATGATTTTGTAAAGTTATATAATAATAATGATAAATACAAACATATTATTCAAGCAATTAATAATATTAAATTAATAGAAGAGAAAGTAATTAATTCTAATGAACAATATATTACTGCATTGAAAGATATGCAATCAGATATTTATCCATATCAAGCCAATAAGAAACATTATTTTCTTAAAGAATTAAAAGATTCTAAAGGATTCAATACACCTAATGTAACTAAATTAGTAATGAAACAATATGGAATTATTTCATCTTCTTTACCATTAAGTAAGGAAAGTGCAATTTTCTTCAGATATGACCCAGATAATATTAGTTTGTTCAAGTTTTTAATTATTCCGAATCAAGATACACCTTATAAATTTGGATGTTTTGTATTTGAAGCATATATCCCAAATGATTTTCCTAATTCACCACCACTGATTAATCATTCAACATCTAGGATTAACAAATTTCGTTTTAATCCTAACTTATATGATTGCGGTAAGGTATGTTTATCTTTACTAGGTACGTGGAGTGGTTCTGAATCTGAAAAATGGATTCCACCTAAAGCAGATGGTACTGGTTCAACATTATTTCAAGTTGTGATGAGTATTTATTCAATGGTGTTTAGTGAAGACCCATGGTTTAATGAACCAGGTCGAGAACGTGGTTTGGGTGATGCATCAAATAATAAAACAGCAATTGAATATAATCAGAATATTAGAAATGGAACGATTAAATATGCGATAATAAATCAATTAAAGTATCCTGAAAATGGGTTTGAAGATGTAATTAAAACTCATTTTAAGTTAAGAAAAGATGAAGTAAGTGAATATTTAAAAGAACAAAATGCAGATGTTAAGCAGTTTGAAAGTCTATTAACGTAGATAAGATTGCACAAATATGAATTTTTTCAATTGAACCTACTAATAAATTTCTTTCAATTGTAGCTAAATTTACAATACATTTATTTATTTTTGAATTTGTAATATAATTTTCTAATAAGTAATTTAATAATTTATTTAAAAAATCTGACATAGAAAAGTTTTCTACTAATCTTAATTTAGATAGTTCATCATACGATTCTTTTACATTATGCTTTTTAACATAATCTAAGATATACTTTATACTCGTTACTTGTAATCCAATTGATGAAAAATTATCCGATAAACTCATATTTTGTAACAAGTTAATACCCTTACGTAAATCACCATTGGAAGAAAAGATAATATTTTTTAATTGTTCTTTAGATAATTTAAGATTCTCATTTACTGAAATTTTAGTAATTGCTTCCGTCATAATCTTATCAGAAATCTTAGGAAAAATAATAACTAAACTTCTGGATAAAATAGCATCAATTAATCTTGATAAGTAATTACAAATTAAACAGAATCGGGTATTGAAAGTATATGTTTCAATGATTCGGCGTAATGCACCTTGAGCATCATCGGTCAAAGCATCTGCTTCATCAAGAATAACTAATTTATATTTAATATTAATTTCTGGTTTTTTGATAATTTGTAATTGACAGAATTCTTTGATTTGAGAACGAACAACAGAAATACCACGGTCATCAGATGCATTAAGTTCTAAAACATATTTACTTGCTTCACCTTTAAAATATTCATTGGCGATAGCAAAGATAGTGGATGTTTTACCAGTACCAGCAACACCATAGAATATCATGTGAGGTAAATAATCATTTGTCATTAGATCATTAATAAATTTGGTGATGGGAGGATGGAGAACATCGTTAATATTTTTAGGGCGATATTTTTCAACCCATGGTAGATTATCTCTATTAGATTGCATCTTATTAAGTTTATTAAATTTATATCTTTAATTATTAATAATCAATTTTATAAAGTAATTATATATATTAAAAAAATGGGTCAATATTACAAAGTAATTATATTAGCAGAAAAATCAGGTAAAAAAGAATTTATTCGTTTATCATTAAATCCTTCAAATTATAATAATGGTGTTAAATTAATGGAACATTCATATATAGATAATAATTTTGTTAGTGTAGTTGAAGATATAATTAGTTCTAATGGAATGTTTTATAAAAGTAGAATTGTATGGGCAGGAGATTATGCAGATAATGAACCTGATTCAGATAAAAATTTAAATAAGATGGTAAGAGCAGAATCATTTTTTCCGAATGTAAGTGAAAATAAATACACATATATTTTAAATCATACTAAGAAACAATATGTAGATAAATCTAAAATAAATATAATTCATCCATTACCATTATTAACAGCAGAAGGAAATGGAAGAGGAGGAGGTGATTATAGAGGATTAAATGAAAATTTAGTTGGTACATGGGCAAGAGATGTAATATCAGCTGATAATGAATTACCTACAGAATATGCAGAATTAATATGTAAATTTACAGAAAATTGAAAAATAATCTTCATATTTGGAATATTGATTTATACAAACTAAAATGCCTAACGACACGCAGAAGATTCACGATGCAACTACCATGAATGAACTTAATAAGCTTGAAGAGAAAATTCAAAATAGTATTCATCATAAAAATAACGGTACGGATAAAGCACTACTTGAGATGATTAAGAATAAGAAGGAAACTATGAATGACAATACTTCTGATGAAGGTCGACTGTCTGTATTAGCAGATGCAGCGGCAGAAGCTCAGCCTCCTCCTGCTAAGCGAGCTAAGAATGATGACACATTAAAGAATTTGATTAATAAGAAAGCTAATGCTGAATATAATTATTACAAGAATAAGTCTGGTATGGAGATGCATGTTAAGTCACGTGCAGAACTTAAAAGTCATATGGATGGTTTTCTTATTAACGATGATGATGTCGGTGATGATATGCTAACAAGCCTTACGTTAGAGGTTGACAGGAGAATTCATGCTGTTAAAGATGTGAAGATGTATGCAGATTATTGGAATTTTACTTATATGATTAAGGAGTGTGAACTGGAGATGAAGAAGCATAAAAAGATTTATGATGAATCGGTTAAGGAGTTGTATGAGCATCAACAAAATTAACAATAATTATTTTATCATCATAATCAATAATTACTTTATAAAAATTGATATTTTCACTATTGAAGTTCTAAGATATAAAAAGTAAAAACTAATAAATACAAATGAGTAAACTTGCATATTTTACTAAAAAGACTGCCGCAGTTTCATACTGGGCTGGACACAAAGATGAACATTTATTCCAGATAGACAAAGAAGGTTCTAAAGGTTCTAAGCAATTTATTGTAGGAACGCTGGATAATATCTGGGAACTATTGAAGTCTGGTAAGAATTATTTGTATGAATCATGGGAGGATAATCCAATTCATTTTTCATTAGATATTGATGTGTCTAAAGAAGAAGATGTAACCTATGAAGATGTGTATATGAATGTACAACAGATTATTACTGGAGTATTACTTGCAGTGAATAATTCTGATATTGGTAATTTAACTATGAATGATATTGTAGTATTAGAGAATGAAAATCAATCAAAAGAGAAAGTAAGTAAATATTCTTTTCACGTTATCTTTCGTGGATTAGTGATGGAGAATTATATTGCTGCTGCTAAATTCTATGATAACTTGGAAGGAATTAATCTGATGGGTTGTGATAAGAGTATTTATCGTAAGACTTGTTTACGCACATGTTTTTCAAAGAAGATTACTAAGAATCAAACACTTGTACCATTAGTAATGGAGATTGGTAAGAAGAAGACTGATAACGAGAATAATTATTCATCATTAAAAGAATTTTGGAAGAGTACATTAATTTGCAATGTGAAAGATTATGATATTGTATATGAAGCTGAAGAGAAAGAAGAAGTATTAGAACAAGATTCACCTAAAGAAGGTATACCAGTAGATGTTGCACATTTAGAAAAAATTATTATGCAATTACCGAATAAATATTTTGATGAATATTTTTATTGGTCTAAAATTGGTATGATATTACATAATTCTATTGGAGATCAGAATCAGTTATTTGAATTATTTCATAAATTTAGTATGCAATCAAGATTAAAGTACAAAGATAAATCGGATACATTAAAACATTGGAAGAGTTTCAAAGATAATCGTAAGAATAAGATTAGTGTTGGAACATTATTTATGTGGTGTAAAGAAGAGAAGATTAGTTTTACCACACAGAAAACAATGGATACAATAGTATCTGAATATCCAGAGAGAAAATTAGTTATTTCACAGAATTATAAAGAAATTAATACGAGATATGTGCCGATTAAGGAGATGAAGAAATTTTTGGAAGGAAAATTATGTGGTATTCAAAGTGAAAAGGGTACAGGTAAAACTACATCATTATTCAAGTATTTATTTGATGAAGGTAATATGTCATTAGAAGATAGTGTATTATTTATTAGTAGTCGACGAACTTTTGGTATTAAATTATTGGGAGATATTAAGAAATTTGGATTCAAATTATATTCGGATGTAAAAGAATCTTATATTGAGCATGATAGAATGATTTGTCAAATTGATTCGTTATTACGTTTATCTCATGATAAATTTAAGTATGTTATTATTGATGAATGTGAGAGTTTGATGAGATATTTAACGTCGAGTCATTTTACGAAGAATGTAAAAGCGCAATCTATTGTAAGTAGTTTTGAATGTAAGATACAAGAAGCAGAAAAAGTGATTATTATGGATGCTGATTTATCAGATAGAAGTATTAATTATTTCAAGAAATTAATGAATGTAGAAAGTAAAGATATTAATATTATTCTGAATAAATTTCAGCCATATAATGAATATATAATTAGTCATATGGGAATGGCTACATGGCTAAAAGTATTAATTGATAAAATTGGAGATAAAAAGAAAATAGTAATTCCGATGGCATCGAACAATCAAGCAAAAGATGTTAAACGTCTGATAGAAAATAAATGTCCAGGATTAAAAATATTATTAATTCATCGTGAAACTGCAGATACTGATAAAATGGATCAAGTATTAAATGTAAATGAAAAATGGAGTAGTTATGATATTGTAATTTATACACCATCTGTTTGTATGGGTATATCATTTGATGAAGATTATTTTGACCATATTTTTGCATATGGATGTGAGAATTCATTAGGTTCTCAAGAATTTTGTCAGATGTTACATCGTGTGCGTAGTCCTAAAGATAAAACAATTTATTTGGCATTAGATAGATATTGTGAATATGAGGCAGACAGACATAATTTAGATAATGAGAAAGTAAGTGAATTAGTATGTTACGATTATTATTTAACATTTTTCAATAGTCATAATAATTTAATTCCAAAGAAGTATGTACCAAATACAAAGCCAGATGCAATTTCTAAATTATTAGAAGGATCAGGAGGAAGTATAGTTATATTAAAAGAAGATGTAGAAGATAGTAAAACAGAATATATTTTACAGAAGAAATTTGTCTATCCATACAAAGACGAACCAATTTATGATGTATATATTAGTAATACGCAAGAATTAATTGGAGACAGATTAAATTTTGCGAATCAATTATTTGGATATTTCAAGATGAAGGGATATAAAATCGAGAAACATGAATGGGAAGATGGTGAAATTATTAAGAATGAAATTAAAGAAATCCGTGAACTTAGAAAGGAAGAAGAAATGTCGAAAGAGATTGATGGAATATATAATGCACCAGATATTACAGATGAAGAGTTTAAAGAGCTTATGGGAAAGAGGCCAGAAGATTTATCAAATGAAGAAATGAGTAAGATTAAGAAGAGAAATTTTAAGAAATGTTATGTATTAGATTCAGTGAATAAAGAAATCTTAACAAATTACAAAGAAATTTCAACGATGAAACATTATCATAATTTAAGTGTTATATTACCAGATAATAATAAGACAATTGAGCAGAGATTAGAAGATATTAGATTAGAGAGAGTGAATAATCAATATTTGATGAATGCGTATTCAGATTTGACGACAAAGAATGCATATACCAAACATCAATGGGCAATTAAGTTTATTAAAGACTTAGGATTTAGTTTGATTGATATGGGAAATAAATTACCGACAATTACAATGGAAGAGAAAGTAACTGATGAATTTATAAATGAGATTGAAAAGAATAAAGAATATTTTGTAGTCAAGTATGGTGTATCATTTCCAAAGAAGAATTTGAAAGATATGAATTTAGCGAATAAATTAAAGTTTATTAGTAAGATATTGGAGTCGCAGTATGGTATTGAAATTACGAAAGATTCAGCGAAAAATTATTATTTGACCGACCATAATAAATGGGATCAATTATATGAATTCAGAACAAAGCAATCGCCAATTAATATTAAATTGACAGATAAGATAGTGAAGAAAGAAACAACATCTGTTAATATTGACCAATCATGGTTTGAGGAATAACAATAAATTTTATTAAATTTATCTCGCTACGCTCGGTTCGCTAAAGCTCACCGTTACTGTGAACAAAGTGAATTTTTTTATATTTATTTTAAAAAGTTGAAAAAATTAATTACTATTTGTATATATAGTAATTAGTTAAAACGAGATGGACTCAACTCCACAAACAAAAAAGCAGAAAATTAACAAGACTAAAAATGATGCAGAATATAAACGTGCAGGAAAAGGATCACGTGCAATTATAAAGAATATTAGTAAAAGTCAAGAGAGGAATAAATAATTTAATTCATTTTAGGTTCTTCCATACCGAAATGTTTTTTTAAGTAAGCATTGACGAAGTGATGAACAATTACGAAAACAACAGCATGTACACCAGCAACTACATATTTATTATCAGAAGGGTAGGTAAAGAGAATACCAGGAACGCAGAGGAAGAAAACGAGGCCACAGATATAGTTAATCCACATTATATATATTATTCCTATATTTTTTTTATTTATAAATTGGACATAGATGTAATAAAAGTAATTAAAGTAATTAATGTAAAACCCCATGCTGTATCACGTAATGTTATATCATAAGAATAGTCAGGGTAGATTGAATAGTTAGTAAAATTATAAACTCCATACATACCAATACCTAGAGCTAAACCACGTAAATATTTATTTTCAAATGGTTCTTGTACTACATAA